GTCTTCGTTGGACGTGTCGGCGAGTTCGTCCCGGTAAAGCCCGGATGCGGTGGCGCGAATCTGTACCGATACAAGGACGGCAAGTATTACACCGCAACGGGTAGCAAGGGCTATCGATGGAAGGAGAGCGAGATTGTTCGGCAGTTGAAGCAAGAGGACACAGTAGACCGCGGATATTTTGACGCTTTGGTAAACGAGGCCAAGGCGGCCATCGAAGAATACGGTGACTTCGAGGCATTCGTAACCATAGACGAAGACGACGATCTTCCGTTCTAGAAAGGATATTCACAATGGCTAACAACACTCGACCCGCTCGCAAGTATCTCCAGGACCTCGTCATCGAGGACGCACGAATTTTCTCCACCAACTTCACTGGTCTTGAGAAGACGTACAACGGTCGCGTCGTCAATGGTGCCGGCAACCGTACCTTCTGCGTGAACATTCCGGACAAGATGGTCACGACCAGCGACGGCGTTGATATTCCTCTGAGCGAGGCAATGATCAACGACGGTTGGAAGGTGAAGATTCACAAGAACGTCGACGACCCTAACGACTCCTCGAACTGCTTCATTGCGGTCAAGGTTCGCTTCGACGTTCGTCCGCCTGAGATGTGGCTTGTCACTGGTCGTAAGCGCACCGCCATTACCGAAGATATTGTTGACACTCTTGATGGTCGAACCTTTGAGAAGGTGGACCTCGTTATTCATCCTTATGTGAGGACTGACTGGGATTCAGGTGAGACCTCCGTTACTGCTTACCTCGCCGAGGGTTGGTTCTACATGCGCCAGAGCCCGTTCGCAAAGGCGTGGGAGGATGAACAGGATGAGAACGGCGAGGATATTCCGTTCTAAGCAATAAAACGCTACGCGTAGTTTGGAGGGTCTGCCGTTCGGTGGACCCTCCTTTTATATTCGACTGACTAGGAGTAAACGAGATGAGCAAAGCAAACGACGTTTCAGAAACCATCCTCAATCAGCGTTACAAAGAGCTTGCGTACAAGATAATTGCCGATACGTGTGTCGAGTACACGTCTGTGCTTAACGCAATGAATAGAGGTCGTCGAGCGCTTGATATTACACACGACCTTGACCGGCGGATGTCCATTGAACAGGATTTGCGTCGGAAAGACTGCAAACGACTCTCTCTTGAAAAGTTCTTCAAGAGCAGTTGGTTTGACGTTCTGAGCAGCGGAAAGGTAACTGGAGACGAAATCATAGTCACGATGCGCAAACGCGCCGGTTTCTCGCCAGAGGATATTCCATATAACGCCCGAGTGATGATGGTTGGAGGTGGCGAATGAGCGAGTACGTGGTTGATTTTTCGAAGGTTGCGGCCAAAACCACAGGAAAGCTGGAGGGCTTCGACCGCTCGCGGGCTAACCTTATGTTCTTGGTTCGCGAGGAAATCGTGCGGTGCAAGGACTGCAAGCACTTCGCGACGAACATCCACGGGAGCTATTGCAAGAAGTCGATTTCGACCACAAGTGACTCGAACGGCTACTGCGCATGGGGAAAGAGAAGGAGCGCATGATGAACCGAAAGCAAGCCGAGCATCTTCTGGATGCCTATGTCAACCTTGAGAACGGCTGTGGTGACAACAAGGCCCGGCAGTCCTTGCGCGAGGTCATCCTCGATGCAATGGAGGGCTACCACTCGTATTCGTATCCAGTCATCACGACGACGAACCATCCGTACACCACAACGAGCAAGCCTATTATCACGTGCAGTATGAGTGACGGAGAGGCGGACGCATGAGCAAGCGCAAGGTCAATTGCGCGTGGGGAGAGAGGATGGACAAGTGAGCAAGTACGGGCACGTTAAGTACGTGGACACGAACGACTGCTGCGGTGCCTTCGTTGAGTTCACTGTGTCGTTTTGCGTGAGCCGGGATGTCGCACTCGATTTCATGGATGCGCTGATATCTCACCACGGCAAGGAGGAGCGAGACCCAATCGGGGCAATTCTTGTGCACAGCAATAGCATGGAGGAGGACGATGCTTGAGACCTTGATGTGGATCCTCATTGGCACAGTCCCTTTGCTCGCATTTATATGTGGCTATCACTTCGGCAAGGCTGACGGTATCCGTGAGGCGTACTACCTGATGGCTGAGCAGTGGATGAAATACCACGGATATTCTCATCGGCGAGTAAACAATCGCAAAAATTGCAACTCTTCTTATGGAGGCAAGGTAGCTAAACGAGAAAGGGGAAACTATGACTAACGTCGCTACTATCGCCAGCACCATCGGAGAGGCATCGAAGAATGTTGCCAAGGTTGCAATTGACAATCTGCCGAAGGTCGCAACCGTGATGAACATTGCTGTCGCGGTTCTGACCGTCGCTGAGTCTATTAACAACCTGGCAAAGAACAACGTCAAGCCGGTCCAGGTGGAGGCTGATATTCAGGAGACTGAGGTCACCGAGGAGCCTGTCGTCGAGTAGACGAACCTCACCTCTCAAAAGTAAGGGCTCTCGCTAAAGCAGCGAGGGCTCTTGCTCTTTGTTCGCAAAAATTGCAGGTCGTCTTATGGGGTAGGTGACTTGAGAAAGGAGAAAACCATGATCACCACTGACCAGGCCAACACGATTGTTCAGCTTACTGAGGAGGACTCGAAGCGAGCCGCGGATGCTCTCATCAAGAGTTATGGCTCGATGCGCAATATCGACAAGGTCGCACTCGTTGCGGTTGCCGGGGCGCTCGTCAGCTATACCGCATATTGCATCATCTCGGATATTGTTTCGAGGCGAAACTGGAAGAAGTGCATGCGTGAGGCCCATGATCGGGCTGTGTGCGGTGAGGATACCAACGCATAGTCAACCGCCATTGAAGGACAAGGGTCCCTGTGATATTCAAGCAGGGGCTCTTGCCTTTTGCAAATAATACGATCTTTGATAAGGAGAAAACGAAATGATTAAGCTCGACGACTTTAACGAGATTGGCGCCGGCAACCGTGGACGCAGCGACAAGACCTACATCTGGGTCAGTGGCAAGAACTGCACACTAAACTTCTCCCGCGATCTGGCGAGAGACGTTCCAAAGTTCTTCGGGACGAGGGTTATCATCCGAGCCAACGACGACTTCACCAAGTTCATTCTTCTCAGGGGCGACGGACGCCTCATCAAGGACACCCGCACGGTCACAATCAACGCGCTCGCCAATGATATTAGGTCCAAGTTCGGCGACAACATCCACTACCTCTATTTCAACGGTAAGTGGGAGGAGACCGACAGCGGGGTCAAGGTCTACCTGCTCGAGCTGTGTGCCAAGAAGTACGTCGAGGATGCCACCATCAGGTCGGTCAAGGCGTGATATTCGCAAGAATTGCATGTCATCTTATGAGGTAGGAGACAACTCATAAGGAGGAAACGATGGATTACAACACCTACAAGGTTTACCAACAGCTTATTGAAACCGTTGGAGATATTGCCAAGGGTCTTGCTGCGAGCAGCACTCAGAAGGACGCTCTTGAGCATGATGTCGACAAGCTTGTCGACAAGGCACAGGCGAAGCTTTCTGACGAGTACTTTGCTTCGCAGCTCACGACTCTCATGAGCGCTATCTTCACCGGCGGCAAGTAGGCCAAAGGTCACCCGACAAGGACGACAAGCATCATACGTCCAGCGAGCACTAACAACCTCAAACGTAAGAGCCATTGATATTCATGCAGTGGCTCTTGCGTTTCTTCGCAAGTTCGACACGTCCTCTTACGAGACGGAGTCTTGTAGAGAGGAGACGACAATGGGTTTCTACGAGGAAGAGTTCGAGGAGTACGTTACTCCGGCCGACACAGAACTTGGATATTACTCGGAGTGGTTTGTAAACACTCCTGAGGAGGTACACGAGCTCACGGACAGAGTTAACGAACGCCTCGAATCGGCCATCGCAGCACTAAGAGAAATTGGCCTCATCGAGTAATCCGCCATCAACAGAGAGCTTTCGCTAAAACAGCGGAGGCTCTCTGTTTTGCAATAGCTGTTAAACGGTCTAATTGATAGGAGAACTAGCCATGTCTAACATTCTGCAGGAGTTCATGACCGCTCTCGATGAGCGAGGTATCGAGTACGTGCGCGGGACCTGGGGCGACGTGATATTCCAGCGCGAAGATGGCACTCGGTTCAGCGTCAGAAGCACCATCGACAGAAAAGGCCTCTATGTTACTTGCATGCGAGCGTCGCTCGATGACACCATCTCTGAGATTTTCGGAGACGATCAGGCTGTCAGAAATCTGTGGATTGCGTGCACTGCCTTGCGCAAAGCGGGCTTAACGGACGAGGACATCTCCAACTCGCTTGGCATTTCTGAATTGACCGTGCTGTCGCTGATTGGCGAAGCCGACTAGCCTCTCTGTTTTGAGATAGATATTCAAACGACTAAGACGAAAGGAAACAGAACCATGCAGCATCTCACGTACGATCTCAGGGCATTCGCAACCGCAAACGACGTCAACGGCGTTGTCACCATTAGCCACGATGAGTTGGATATTCTTCTCGACAGGATCGATCGCGCCCATCATGATGAAATCGAGCGATACACCAGTGAGGCATCTACTCGCATCGATAAGGCTTATGTCGAAGGCCATGACAAGGGTCTCGACGACGCGAAGCTCTATGCATGTGACAACATGATTTATCTCCCTCTTGATATCGATGGTGAGCCGATTCACGTCGGCGACGTCATGGAGAGCGGTATCGTGACGGCAATGGCCATCGAAAACGACGGCAAGTGGAGTGTATCTTTCGACGAATATGGCTACTTTGACGATATGTGTTATCCGGCAAGCCAACGCCATCTCAATATCGATAACAAGACTGATATTCTCGAGACATACCATCGCATCATGAACCGGCCGGCCATGGAAGGCAGCCCGCAATACCTTCTCGATGCTATCACCAAGTACTTCGCCAAGTTGCTCGACAACTGCGAGAGGGAGAACGACGATGAGTAACGCAGAAGAGATGGCGGCGTTCGAGAGATATTTGCTTGACCACGACATCAGGTACCACTACACGATGACCGGCAGCGTGATGTTCAATCACAACGGGACCCAGTACCTTGTCGGCAAGCATCTGGACGGCAAGCGAATCGCCATCTACCATGCTCGCACGTTGGCGAACGATGTCATCACTGATATCTTCGGTGACGCCGAGTAGCATCTTGGCATTCAAGAAAAGAAGGGCTGTTGCAAAACCTGCAATGGCTCTTCTTTTTTTTGTAATACGCAAAAAGTGCACGCCATCTTATGGAGGCATAAGCCAAGAGAAAGGAATCAAAGATGGCATTCGAGACATTCGAGAGCGAAATGGATAAGTTGATTCAAGTCTTCAATGAACAGCAGACTGTACTTACACGCGACGAAATGGATAAGTTGATTCAAGTCTTCAATGAACAGCAGACTACACTTACACGCGACGCAATGCTTCAGAACAGTTTGAAGCTCAGAGAAATGCTTGACGAATGGAAGAGATTCGCCGAAGAACTTGAGGCCCTATCGGACTAACTAAAGCTAGGCATTAACTCCGAAGACAGAGGTTCTGTTGAAACTAACAGGGCCTCTTTCTTTTCTCGCTCTTGAGAGGAGGTTTGATATTTTGGCGAGCAAGGTGAGTTTCTACCCATACCAAAAGGACGCGATAGAGCGCATGCACAATGGCTGCATCTTAGTAGGAGGCGTTGGGAGTGGCAAGTCAAGGACTAGCCTTGGATATTTTGACAAGGTTAGGAATGGAGAGAAACTGTTCATCATCACCACGGCTAAGAAACGTGATTCCAAAGAGTGGGAAGACGAGCTGAAGCCATTCGGTTTCAAAGCGACAATCGATTCGTGGAACAACGTCAAGAAGTACGAAGGCGTCAAGGGAGCGTTCTTTATATTTGACGAGCAGCGTCTCGTTGGGAGCGGTGTTTGGGCAAAGGCGTTTCTCAAGATTGCCAAGAGCAACAAGTGGATTGTCTTGAGCGCAACACCGGGTGACGACTGGTCTGACTACGTGACCATCTTCGTGGCCAATGGATATTTCAAGAACAGGACTCAGTTCTACAACGACCACGTGGTCTTCAGTCCGTTCACTGACTTCCCGAAGATCGATAGATATTTGAATGTGAGGCGCCTCACTCGCCTGAGGGAGCGAACTCTCGTTGATATGGACTACAAACGCGAGACGATTGTCCATCACGAGAACATCTGGGTTGACTACGACCGTGATATTTACAAGGCAGCACGTAAGAACAGATGGAACGTCTTCAAGAACGAGCCGATGCAGAATGCGGCGGAGCTGTGCTACGTTCTTCGTAAGATTGTGAACCTGGACAAGAGCAGGCTCGAGAAGGTCGAGGCAATTGCCCTCGTGAAGAAAAGGGTCATCATCTTCTACAACTTCGACGACGAGCTCGAGGCACTTAGAGGACTCAATTATATTTACGGGACAGAGGTGGCAGAGTGGAACGGTCACAAGCACCAGCCAGTACCTGACTGTGAGCGATGGGTCTACCTAGTCCAGTACAATGCTGGGGCCGAGGGTTGGAACTGCATCAAGACGGACACAATTATATTCTTCTCGCAGAACTACTCGTACAAGACGATGGTCCAAGCTGCGGGAAGAATCGATAGGCTGACTACACCGTACAAGGATCTCTGGTATTACCACATCAAGAGTAAGGCTGATATTGACTTGGCAATCTCCAAAGCACTTGGACAAAAGAAGAAGTTCAATGAGAGACGCTTCGCACAGTCGTCGTTCAAGGAGTCGTGACCATGACTGATGGCATCATTATATTTGAGGAACTGTATGCTGGAGGCATGGGAAGGCCGCGGACTACGCGATGGTCCGTTACGGACCTAGACTCTGGCGTTACGTATAAGAACGGGGAGGCGTGTGCTCGGGCGTTGGGCGTAACTGGCGGAGCTGTGAATAACTGTCTTGGCGGAAGGCAAAAGACTTGCGGAGGGCATCGCTTGGTGAGGACGTATGTGTTCAAACGGGAGATGCTGACGGCGATTCGTGATATTTGTGACCAGAACGGGACAGAGTTTGGGTCGGTGATGGAGGAATTCGGGACACTTTGTGGCCACTTTTTAAAAAAGTGTCCCTAAAAGTGGCCAGACGTTTCCGCAGGTAGACGGGGGTGTGGCCACTTTTGTGGCCACTTTTGAAAAAAAGTGACCACGGACGTTTCCGCAGGTAGATGGGGGTGTTTTGGGGTATTTTGGCCACTTTTGGAGAAATTTCTAATTACTAATTAAGTACAAAAATAAAGAATAGTAAAAATTCTTTAGAATCGTATGTATATAGTAAATAGAAAATTTTTGTCCAAGTGGCCAAAACAGGGCAAATTGATATCTTTACCTGCGGAAACAGTGTGGCCACTTTTGTGGTCACTTTTTTTGTAAAAGTGGCCAAACGGCCATAACTTGGCATTCTTTAGATTTTGCAAATTTCGCAACCCCTCTTAGGGGAGGAAGGGCATGTTTCGTTCATCGTGACGAGCTGCACGTCCTCTCTATTTATATTCTAGCTTCCGACTCGAAGGTAGAGTGTTTGATGAGAGAGTCTCAGTTTCAGTCGCAGCTAATTGGAGAATTGAAGAGACGTTTCCGCGGCTGCATCGTCATGAAGAACGATTCCGGGCATAACCAAGGCATTCCGGATCTGACCGTCTTGTACGGTGGATATTACGCGCTACTCGAATGCAAGCGGGATGCGCATGCTCCGGCACAGCCCAACCAAGAGTGGTATGTGGACCGTGTCAATGAGATGGGCGGCTTTGCCAGATTTATATTTCCGGAGAACAAGGAAGCGGTGCTACATGAACTGGAACGATCATTCAAACTTGGAAGGCAAACACTCGTTTCTTAGCCCAAGCAAGGTCAGCTGGCTTAACTATGACGACGAGAAGCTAGAGTCGGTTTTCATGAACTGGGACGCCGCACAGCGCGGGACCGAGATTCACGCTCATGCAGCCAGTGATATTCGGTTTGGCCTCAAGTATGGCGTTAAGCGTCCCAAGAGCAAGACGACGTACAACATGTATGTGAACGACGCCATCGGCTACGGAATGTCGCCAGAGGTGGTTTTATATTACTCACCGTATGCGTTTGGCACTGCCGATGCCATTGGCTTCAGACAGAAGACCCTTCGCATCCATGACTTGAAGACGGGTGTCACTCCAGCTCACATCGAGCAACTCCAAGTCTATGCTGCGCTCTTCTGTCTTGAGTATGGCCAAGACCCCTATGATATTTCGATGCTCCTGCGCATCTACCAAAACAACGAGATTATCGGGATGGATGCCACAGGTGACGACATCTCGCCAATCATGGACAGGATCGTGTACTTCTCCGACCGTTTGAGGAGCATTGACGAGATACCGGAGGTCTAATCATGGCGTTTGACGTGTTTGGTGAGTCGTTTGACGAAGATGATATTTTCATCATGCACTACGGCACGCCCCAGATGTATGACGGTGACCCTCATGGCTCTGGCCGATACCGTAAGGGAAGCGGAGAGAATCCCAATCAGCACGAAAAGGTGACTCTCGAGTCTAGAGTGAACGAGCTTCGCGCTGCCGGTATGTCAGACGTTGATATTTGCAAGACGCTTGGACTCGTTAACGTTAGGACAGGTAAGCCATCGACGAGCGTGCTTCGCGACAGGCTTGCTGTGGAGAAAGCCCACAAGTACGAAGAGCATTATGCCATCGCGCTTAAGATGCGTGAAGAAGGTGCCACCTATCAAGAGATTGCAGACCGTCTTGGATATTCCAGTGAGTCTAGGGCTAGGTCTCTCTTGAGCTCTAACTACGCCAAACGCACTCAGATTCTCCGTACGGCAGACGAGATTAGGTCTCTTGTCGACGAGAAGGGCGCCATTGATATTGGTGCAGGTGTTGAGCACGAGCTTCACGTGACGAAAGAATCCCTCGACAAGTCGCTCGAGGCTTTGAGGGACGAGGGTTACGAGGTCTATTCCATCGGTCTACCTCAGCTCACCAATCCGGGGCGTCAGACACCGCTCAAGGTGATCTGTCCTCCCGGGACTACGTACAAGGAAGTGTACGAGCTTCGAAACACCGGTGATATTCACTCGGTTGTGGATTACACGATCTCTGATGGCGAGGGCGCTATTCGCCGAAGAACCACTCTACCGCCTGAGTCTATTACATCCGACCGAGTCTATGTCAAGTATGCCGAAGAAGGTGGCGCTGACAAGGACGGTCTGATTGAGATTAGGCCCGGCTGTGTAGATCTCGACCTCGGTAAGAGCACCTATGCTCAGGTGCGAATTGCGGTTGACGGCACACACTACCTCAAGGGAATGGCCATCTATGGCGACCCAAAGGACTTCCCTGATGGCTGCGACATTATATTTAACTCGAACAAGTCGAACGAAGTGCCAAAGATGGATGCGATGAAGTCCCTCAAAGATGACCCCGAAAACCCGTTTGGGGCGCTTATCAAAGAGGATGGTGGTCAGAGCTTTTATACTGGCGCAGACGGCAAGAAGCATCTGTCCCCAATCAACAAGATTCGCGAAGAGGGCGATTGGGACACTTGGGACAAGGGCCTTCCACACCAGTTCTTGGCTAAGCAACAGATTCCACTAATGAAGCAGCAGCTGTCGCTCGCATACATCGACCATCAGGCAGAGTTCGATGATATTTGTGCGCTGACGAATCCGGTAATCAAGAAGCACTTTCTGCTGGAGTTTGCAGACCAATGCGACTCAGATGCGGTCCACATGAAGGGTGCGTCGCTTCCTCGTCAGAAGTGGAAGGTTCTCATCCCGACCACTGAGCTGAAGGACAATGAGGTCTATGACCCGACTCATAAGAACGGCGAGCAGGTTGCACTAATCAGATTCCCACACCAGGGAACGTTTGAGATCCCCATCTGCACCGTCAATAACAAGAATCCTAAGGTAAAAGATATTCTTGGGAACGCCACAGACGCATGTGCCATTAACAAGCACGTTGCCGACAGGCTGTCTGGTGCTGACTTTGACGGTGACACAGTGATTGTCGTTCCTGTAGGAGACAACCCATCAACTAGAATCAGGTCCAGGCCAGCACTTGAGGGACTTGAGGGCTTCGACCCGAAGGCCGAGTACGCAACTGTTAAGCGTGCCACCGGCAAGAAGGACGAAAAGGGCAATGATATTTATGAGTACATTGGCAAGAATGGAAAGCCCATCAAGCCGATGGAACATCAGGCGACCCAGAACGCGATGGGGAGAATCACAAACCTTGTAACCGATATGACCATTCAGGGCGCTTCTGATGACGAGCTTGCTCGAGCTGTTAGGCATGCCCAAGTGGTTATTGACGCCGAGAAGCACAAGCTCGACTACAAGGCAAGTTATGACGACAATGATATTGCGGGACTCAAAGCCAAGTATCAAGGTCGATATAAAGAGAATGGCGACTACACAGAGGCAGCGTCGACAATCTTCTCGAGGGCAAAGTCAAAGATTGATATTCCCGAGACCAGAGGAAACGCTCGCATTGACCCTAAGACCGGTGAGCTCGACTGGACCGGCAAGGAAACAGGCCGCATTTATATTGACAAGAAGACTGGTAAGGAAAGATTGGCCACCAAGGAAACCACCCAGATGGCCAATACAAAGGATGCCCACACCCTGTCTTCTGGCTTCGAGCAGGAAGAGATATATGCGGACTACGCCAATCGACTAAAGTCCCTGGCGAACCAAGCCCGAAAGACCTACATTGATATTTCGAACCCCCGTCAGAACAAAGAGGCGGCCGCAGAGTATTCGGACGAGATTGACTCCCTCAAGAACAAGGTGCAATTGGCCCAGCTGAATGCTCCTAGGGAGAGGCAGGCCCAGGTATTGGCTGGTTCAAGGGCACGCGCCAAGAAGGAAGAGAACATTGATATTTCAAAGTCCGAATATAAGAAGTTGAAGGCCAGAGAGCTCGCCAAAGCGAGGGCCGAGGTAGGGTCTAGCGCCAAGAATGCCCGCATCATTGTGACTGATCGTGAGTGGGAGGCCATTCAGGCTGGCGCAGTCTCAAGCTCTCTCTTGGAGAAGGTGTTGGACTACTCTGACCCGGACACTCTGAGGCAGAGAGCAACCCCTCGTACGGCGTCTGGACTTAGCGAATCCCAAAGGTCAAAGATTCAGGCCATGTACACATCGTCGAATTACACGCTTGCTGAGATTGCTGACGCATTGGGCATCTCTACTAGCACTGTCACTGACGTGGTAAAGGGTTAGAGATTGGAGTGAGTATGCCAAACGCCGTTTCAGAGCGATATGGTTACTACTTGACCACAATCGACAACCCATTTGACCCATGCAATCAGTTCGATTCGTGGTACTTGTATGACGAATTGCATGGCTATGGTACTTGTGGTTTGTTGGCCCGGTTCGCTAAAACGTCTGACGCTCTTTCGGATGCCGAAAACGCTGATGAGATTAACGATGCGATCACAAGAATCATTGCTCTTGATCCATTCAACATCTACAAACGCGTTAAAAAACCTATAGAGGGTGAAAGTTCTGAATAAACCCACCCAATGTAGGACTATTGGTTGGTTGATTGAGGCTAGTTCAGCGCTTTCTTGACGGAAACTAGGTCAATATCAAGGCTGCCTAGACCGTATGAGGTCTTACCCTAGGGAGGGGGTGTCTCGAAATAGCACCCCCTCCAACTTCGCGGCGGTCTTGAAAAATTCTCCGGGGGACATATTTGGTAAAACAGTCCCAAAAAGGCCCACGATAGTACTGCAAAACTAGCTCACAACTCAGCCAATCAGAGAGCATTCTCGAGCTCTTCTTCCGTATACCCAAACGTATATTCCTCATCCTTGCCTCTTGATGCCCAAAAGAGAGCCGCTTCGTGCACATCTAGGCTCTCTCGCAGGTCATATTCTGCGCCATCGTGCAAGTCGATGAGCGCTTTGGCACATTCGGAGTCTGTCTGTGGCATTCTGTCTTCTCTGAAGATGCCCAGATAGGTTACGTCGCTGTATATTTCGCCGCAGCGTTCGTAACCACCATCGGTGGTCCGCCTGAATTGTGCCTGGGCGTCTTCTCGAGTATATTCGTCAACTTCAAACCAGACGCCATCCCACACTTTGGCTTGACCATTGACGTCTGCTCGGAATACATGGCGCATACTGTGTTTCGTCATATTTGGTCCCCTCGCCGGCGACTGAAGTTCGTTAGTAATTCTACCCCTGAACAGGCAATCGCATACGGAGGTGACCATTGGACAGCATCCTTACGTCGGTGAAGAAGCTTCTTGGCATCGCAGAGGAGTATACTCAGTTCGACGCCGATATTCTCATTCACATCAACTCGGTGTTTCTGACTCTTCATGAACTAGGTGTTGGCCCAGAGAGTGGTTTCGCTGTTGATGACGATTACACTCGATGGACCGACTTTATCGACGACAATCCGCTCTTGCTCAATGCGGTTAAGAGTTACATGTATCTAAAGGTCAAGATGCTCTTCGACCCTTCCCTCACTTCTTCTGTCACAGAACTTATGAAGGAAGAGGCCAAAGAACTTGAGTGGCGGATGAACGTTCTTGTTGATCCAAATTCAGCAAATTAGAGTAAAAGGCGTGGTGATGTAATTGTATCTTTATCATCACGGCATTAAGGGGATGAAGTGGGGCGTTCGTCGGTTTCAGAATCCGGATGGTTCCTATACACCGCTCGGACGAGCTAGATATGGTAACCATACACATTCCATCGACCAGCCAAAGATTCGAAGAATTGGCAGTTCTGACGAAACCATCTCGTACGACCGAAATCTCTACGTGAGCACAAATGATGCAGACTTTGACGCATATCGCGAACGCGCTTGGGCGTTACCAAGCGTGCGGTCTTCAAAGGATAAGAAGACAGCCAGTGTTACTACGTTCGAGCAAAACAGACCATTGGCAGTAGCAAATAATGCGGCTACGGTGAACTATTTGTTTACTCAATACGACCCAGGCTACATTTTTTCTCCGCAAGATGCCGATCGTATGCAGCAACAGTATGGAATTAGCCGTAAGCCATTGTCATACCTTCAAAAGTATAATGAGCTGATGACCGATCCGAATGCTAGGTTTTTAAATTATTACGGAGAAACAGGCGCAAAAGAATTGCTCAATGACGTTGTTGCTCACATGCCTCTCGAAGCCAAAAAGCAAATGTTCGATTATTTTCGTGATCGCGGATACGACGCAATGCTTGACCCAGAAGATACAAACATGATTGGCGGAAACGCAAAACCCATATGGACTGAATCATTGGTTGTATTTGATCCAAGCGACTCATTGGTGGTCCAAGGAAGAAACATTGTCCAGGATTCGGTACTAATGAACTTAACTATTCCGATAGACGAGCTTCTTAAATAAATGGGAGGTGACAACCACGGCCAGGAAGAAGCAGACTCAAGAAGAGCAATCTATTCCACGTAGAAAGGCTCTTTCCCCAGACGCGCGAGAGAATCAGCTCATCGCCCTGGCCATGGATGTCGCCGAGGAGAGGATGCGGAACGGCACGGCTTCCGCCCAAGAGATTGTTCACTTTCTGAGGCTTGGTTCATCTCTTGCCAGTCTCCAGAAAGAAGAGACGCGTCAACGTGTCGAGCTTGACAAGGCCAAGATCAAGGCTTACTCGACCAACGAGGAGATTAAGCGTCTTTACGAGGATGCCATGCAAGCCATGCGCACATACAACGGCGATACGGACTCGTATTAAGATGATCAGGCGATGCTACTCCGAGCTATCGAAGCTCAAGTCTTTCGAAGATCGTCTGAAGTACTTGCGTCTAAACGGCGTTGTGGCTCATTCGACATTTGGCGGTCATCGTTACCTAAACCAAATGTTATACAAATCAGACGAATGGAAGCGAGTCCGACGTCAGGTCATCTTGCGAGACAACGGTCTCGACCTAGGCGTCGAAGGATGGCCAATTGCAGGTCAGATTCTCGTTCATCACATCGAGCCGATTCGCATTGAGGACCTTCTCGATAGGAATCCGGCTGTTATGGACCCAGACAATCTAATAACCGTGTCGCTTGAAACCCATAACGAGATTCATTACGGCGACGATTCAAAATGGCTTCCGCTTGTCACCGAGCGCAGGCAATTCGACACAATTCCTTGGAGATCGTAATGGACAATGATTACCTTTCCCACCACGGCATCAAGGGCATGAAGTGGGGTGTTAGACGTACCCCAGAGCAACTCGGACATCGGATTGTTAACGCGCATCGTGATAGGCACGAGAAGCGAGAAGCTAGGAAAGACGCCAAGGAGTTTGCAAGGGCCAAGATGTACTACGGCGAAGGAGCCGGGAACCGACGCAAGCTAATCAAGGCTACCGTTCAAGAGAAGAGTAAGTCTAAGGTTTACGCCGACGAGTTCGAGAAGAGCTTGGCGTCCCAGAACATGGCCGACCACGCCAAGAAAGCAAAAACCGAGCGTCGTGTCAATGATGCCAAGAATACTGCGGGGAAGGTCGGGAGAAGCGTCGTTAACATTGCCGCAGGCAATCCGCAACGAGCAGCTGCTTCGGTTCTTACCATTTACGGCGCCATGATGATCACGGGCATGGACAAGAAGATCGTCAATTGGGGGCGTGACCTCCTGCAAATGTATTACGACACGCATCCCGTATATGAGTAAAGGGGGAACTAATGGAACGATACCTTTCTCACCATGGTATCAAAGGCATGCGGTGGGGTGTGCGTCGTTTCCAGAATCCAGATGGGTCGCTTACTCCCGCTGGTAAAAGGCGCGCCGAACGAAATCGAAAGGTCATTCAAAGGGAAGTCGCGTTTCAGGAGAAAAAGATAAGTCAGCATGATGCTGCCGCAAAGGCATACAGGGATAGCGCTGCTGCAATGCGAAAGCACGGTATCGGTGAACTAAAAGCCCAGGGGTATGACGACAAAACAGCAAAAGAAGCTCTTCGACTAGCTAGCGCTAGGCGTGAAACAGAGGCACAGTGGCATGAGCATCAGGCAAAGCTCATGCGTGCGTATAACACTAGAATCTCGAGCATTAATGTTGACCAAATGACGAGGGCACAAATTTATAACATGATTCGTTCTGAAGGCAATAAAACACTGGATGAAATTAACTCTACTTGGCAAGAGCCAGAAACAACAAAGGAATATTACGATGCAACTCATTGATAGATAGGCGGTCTGTATGTCCAATTACCTGTATCACCACGGCATCAAGGGCATGAAGTGGGGTGTTCGCCGGTTCCAGAACACCGATGGGTCTCTTACTTCTGCTGGCAAGCAGCGGTATGGAAACACCTCTAATGTCCGTAGATTGCTTACGTCAAAGGCCAAGTTTGGTTCCGCCGAGCGAGTGGAAGAGAAGCAGCGTATGCTTCAAGCAAAGATCGCCAAGGGCGGAGATAAGAACATCATAACCAGAAACTTTGTAAATGACTGGCGTGCCGGAAGACATGAGCAACTTGCCAGAAAGGCCGAACATAGGCGCGCTAAGGAAGCCTATAGAGCGGACAAATCGTCAAAAAACAAGGCCAGACTTGGGCGGGCCCGAGCTAATCGACTATTGAAAAATGGCATCGCTGGAATGATTGATGTCGACGCTGCAATGCACGAAGGGCGTTATAAGCGATACCGAGAAAATGGTAACGATTCGGCCCAGGCAATTCTCAAGGTGGCTGGTAGTGTTGTTCTAACGTCTGTTGTCGCTGGAGCTGTGATGACTGGCGCACGAGAAGCAGCTGGCAATGCTGCGGGTAAGACCATTCGTGATGCATTTATGAACATGCAATACGATGATTAATGATACCGGCGGTCTGATAGGAGACGGTATGGACTATCTTTATCACCACGGCATCAAAGGCATGAAGTGGGGCATCCGACGGTTTAGGAATACCGACGGAACTTTGACCGAGGCTGGTAAGAAGCGATACCATTCTCAGTCCGACCTCGAGGCCCTTGCTCCAAAAACCTACAGCCGTGTGCGCGGAGCCAAGCAGAGTTTGAGTTCGGTCAATGATAAAGACGTCAAGCGCATGAACAAGCTCGACAAGAACGCGCATACTATTGCTAACACGGTTTCTGATATTGCAAAGAGTGGAAAGCCGTCTAATCGTTACGCTGGCAATCATAAGACTCTGAGCGTTGAGGAGATGGCCAACACTAGCGACAAGGAACTTCAGCAGATAATTAACCGTCTCAACATGGAGACGAATTACACGCGCCTTACAGAGGAGCCTTCAGCGATGGAGAGAGTCGCTACTGGTCTTCAGTATGTCGCTGCTCTTGGCACCATCGCCGTTAGTGCTGTGACCATATATTCCACGCTGAAAGACAAGTAAAAAGGGGGGGGGTAATGGAACGATACCTTTCTCACCATGGCATCAAGGGTATGAAGTGGGGCGTTAGGCGCTATCGGAATCCGGATGGAACGCTAACTGAAGCTGGTAAGAGACGTTACGCTAATACGAACACCCTTCACAGAGACTTAAAGCGACAAGTGCGCGACAAAAGGTCTTCTACTGCTGGAAAGTCTAACCGTTGGATGATGCTAACGCCAATCGGCTCGAATTCGCAAACGCTTTTAGATACGGCACGCTTAAAGCGTCGCGAGTACGAACAGTCTGATGCATATAAGACTTGGAAGCGTCAGTTGTCTTCACTCGAAAGAAAGTATCAAAACTCGCGGGTTACTCCGGATGAATACGAAGTTGAGTATGATCGGTTGTATAACCAAAAACCGCCTAAAGATTATTCCGATCCGTATGATTTTGCAATTCATGGCCGAACATATGTCGATTCTTACTTGCACGGCCCAGCTAAAGATTTGACACTTGCATATATTTTGGATCTTGGTTATACGCAAGAAGTTGCTCAACAAATGACCGAGCAGCTTATCGAGAGGCGTAAGACTTTGGTGCAGGTTTAGATAAATCGTTGACGAAGATTAAAAAGAAGAGGCCTTGCGATATTTACGCAAGACCCCGTCTTTCGGAGTTTCTTTAGTGCTTCAACAGCCTCATGTCCCTAAGAATCTCTCCATAAGGCTCGCCGTTCTTGCGCCGACGCTCGATGATGATTCGCTCATTCGTCGTGAGCGGGTGCCTAAGCTCCCAATACATGCCAAGCGAGTGGTCGTAGATTTTTGAGTTCTGGTGGTGTGTCTCTACAACGTCGCGACTAATCTTCCACGCCTTATTGGCGAAGAAAGTAGTCGCGGTGATGATTGATATCGCCAGTTCAGGGTTCTCCGTTGCCCACTCGATGGACTTCTTGGCAGCTGATGCCACGCGGTAACGAGCGGCTTGAATCTTTCGCTTTGCGTCTTCGCTTATCCGGTCAAAGTCTTCTCTTTTCATCTTTGTTCCTTTCTGTTTGTTGGCCAAAGTCCTCCATAAGATGACTTGCTATATTTGCGGAGGTGACCGTTGGGCAGGCTTTCGAACACGGCAACGCCGAAGTACTACGGTCGCTTCCGTGAACGTGTTTTGGCCGGAGTTGAGCCGGTCAATCGCGAAATCGCGATGGAAATGAACCGCATTGACAAGCTTATCGCCAATCCGGGAGTTTATTACGATCCTGATGCGATAAACGGTTGGGTCGAATTTTCTGAGAATGAGATGACTCTAACTGATGGTTCGGACCTAAGGCTGCTTGACACATTTAAGCTGTGGGCAGAACAAGTGTTCGGCTGGTATTACTTTGTTGAACGAACCGTGTTTGAGCCAAACCCAAACGGCTCTGGCGGTAGGTATGTCAACAAGATGGTAAAGAAGCGACTGACAAACAAGCAGTATCTCATCATCGGTCGAGGCGCCGCAAAGTCTTTGTATGATTCGCTCATTCAAGCATATTTTCTCAACGTCGATACCACGACCACACACCAAATCACGACCGCGCCTACCATGAAGCAGGCCGAGGAAGTGATGAGCTCGATTAGAACGGCTATCGCCAGGTCGAAGGGGCCGCTGTTCAAGTTTCTCACAGAGGGGTCCTTGCAGAACACCACGGGATCAAGGGCTAATCGGCAAAAGTTGTCGCCGACAAAGAAGGGTGTCGAGAACTTCCTTACGAACTCCCTTCTCGAGATTCGACCGATGTCCGTTGACAAGCTTCAGGGATTGCGGTGTAAGGTTGCGACCGTCGATGAGTGGCTCTCTGGAGACATTCGTGAAGACGTCATCGGCGCAATTGAGCAGGGTGCATCCAAGGTAGACGACTATCTCATCATTGCGACTTCTTCAGAAGGTACTGTTCGTAACGGTGCCGGAGACACAATCAAAATGGAGCTGATGGACATACTCAAGGGCGAGTATGAGAACCCTCACGTGTCCATTTGGTGGTATCGACTTGACGACGTCAAGGAAGTTGCAGACCCAGAGATGTGGGTAAAGGCAAATCCTAATCTTGGTCATACGGTAACCTACGAGACGTATCAGTTGGACGTTGAGCGAGCAGAGAAAGCCCCTGCAACAAGGAACGATATTCTCGCTAAGCGATTCGGGATACCGACGGAAGGCTTTACGTATTACTTCACATACGAAGAGACTTTGCCCCACAGGCATCGCGACTTCTGGAGGTTGCCGTGTTCCATGGGCGCAGATCTTTCCCAGGGCAACGACTTCTGCGCGTTTACCTTCCTGTTCCCTCTATCGAACGGCGAGTTCGGAGTCAAGACTCGTTGCTACATTTCAGAGCTCACTTTTGCCAAGCTTCCGGCTGCCATGCGTGTCAAGTACGAATCGTTCATGAACGAGGGGAGCTTGATTGTCCTCAACGGGACGATTCTTGACATGATGGAAGTATACGACGACCTCGACATGCACATTGATCGGGTCGGATACGACGTTCGAACGTTCGGATACGATCCGTACAATGCTCGCGAGTTCGTTAGCCGTTGGTGTGCGGAGAATGGCGAATACGGAGTCGAGAAGGTAATTCAGGGCTCAAAGACAGAGTCCGTTCCTCTTGGAGAACTCAAGAAGCTTGCCGAAGAGCGGATGCTCTTGTTCGATGAAGAGCTTATGACGTTCGCCATGGGAAATTGCATAACCATTGAGGACACTAACGGAAACCGAAAGCTTCTTAAGAAGCGGTATGAGGCGAAGATTGACTCTGTCGCCGCAATGATGGATGCGTTCGTCGCCTATAAACTCAACCGGGAGGCTTTCGAATGACGGATTATTTGTATCATCACGGCATCAAGGGAATGCGGTGGGGCATTCGTCGTTTCCAAAATAAAGACGGTTCTTACACCGCTGCTGGTAAGAAAAGATATTCGGACGACAGCAGTTCGGATAAGAAACGAGGTCTATCCGACAAGCAAAAGAAAGCTCTTGTAATAGCTGGTGCTAGTGTAGTCGCTGTAGGGCTAGCCGCATATGGTGTTCATAGGTATCATGATGTGCTAAACGATAGAACCATGAAAGCGCTCGCCGTTGAGGGCCAAGCGATTGCCGATGAAAGTTGGTATACCTCGTTTGGGAGAAGGCAATTCAACTCCGGACTGGCCACAACAAAAACGGAAGCGCTCAACGCGCGAGTACGTGCTTATGAGGGTTCCAAGGATCCATTTAAGATTGCCGCTGATATTACTACCAAACGAGACTATTTGAGAGAGCATTCGGTTGCGCGTGATCGTAGTCGTGGACGGCTTTCTATATGGGATAACAGTCAGCCATTTGGAACGGATCACGAATTCCGCTTGTACAACATTGGCGAAAACCCTGGGCACAACCCGAATTATGAGCCCTATGAGTTTGATCCGACTATTACTGTGCGCGATGTGGTTCGTGGCGTACGGAAAAAGAGAAACTCATAGTTCGATTGTTACTTATGCTGGGGAGGGGTATATTTGAATGAATTGTATCATTACGGCATTCTCGGCATGAGATGGGGCGTCCGTAGGTTCCAGAACAAAGACGGCTCTTACACCGCTGCTGGTAAGAAAAGATATTCTAATGATAGCGATACCGATGAGACTGGTGAAAACACTAAAGAACGTTCTTTTTGGACTGACGAGCGTAGAGCTACGGCAAAGAAAGTTGCCATTGGCGTCGGGGCTGTCGCAGCCACTGCTGTAGTTGCATATTCTGCATACAAAATCGGCAAACATTTCATCGATAGTAGCTCTTCGTCTGCGATGTCAAAGCCTCTTTCTGATCCCGATGTAAAAGATAAACTGCTAAAGATGACTAAGAATGGAGCTGATCCTCTAGACCCAACAAGGCCGCTCGACCATGATATTAGAATGGCACCTATCGAAAGAGCGCCTATTGAAAGGGCGCGTATTGAGAAGGCGCCTATAGAACGATTCGAGCCAGAACGATTCGAGCCAGAACGTTTCGAGCCAGAACGATTCGAGCCAGAACGATTCACGTGGGAGAGGCATACGGCGCTACGTTCAGACGGAAAGACAGATTCTTTTGATTTTCCGGTAATGGAACAGAGAAGAGATTATGCCGATCATTTTGCAAAGGTGATGAGCGGTAAGAGTTCTGGTCGTGATTACGATGATGCGTACAACTATATGCTAAGACAATATCGTCTTCACGGAATTGACTACTAAAGACACGCCTGCTTAATTGCAACGTGTTGATTTGCATTGGGGGGGCTACGTGTGACCGGCTGTTTGTATCACTACGGCATTCTCGGCATGAGATGGGGCGTACGTAGATTTCAGAACAAAGACGGCTCTTACACCGCTGCTGGTAAGAAGAGGTATGACAAGTCCGAGGAAGGCCGGCGCGACGATAATAGAAGTTCTTTTCGTTCTAAAAAGATAGCCAAATACGAAGCTGAATACAAAAAGAAGAATAAAGACAATCTTTCTGACGAAGAAATTAGAGAGAAAGCCGAACAAAAGTATAAACGTCGACGTAATGTCATGATTGCTGGCGCTGTCGTTGTTGCAGCTTATGCGGGGTATAAGTTTGTGGACAGTGGATCCGCTCACGCCCTCATGCAGAAGGGTCAACGCTTGCTCCATCCTCCTGATGATTTGTTCAATAAAAACGACAGCTTGGCTGGAGATTTGTCCACTGATGAAATCATGAACTCTGTGGTGTCAAGAATCAATCCAAATTATGGAGCACCTGGAACAAAGAACAATTGCAGACGTTGTACCTTTGCTTATGAGCTATCCCGTAGAGGTTACGACGTTAGAGCAACAAGAACTCATGGCGGAACAGGACAAAACGCTGCCGGTTTTTATGAAGCCATCAATACCGGTCGTCAAAAGTTTTTTCATGGGCCGATAAGTGCTTTTAGTTTGTCGACATCGGAGATGATACGACAGATTCGAAATAATCCCGACGATTATGATCTCGAATCCGTAGTGTCTCCGTTTATGGGAAATTTGTGTGATAAGAATAACATTTTTTCTACGTTGGCTAGTTCAAATCCGGATAGGGCTCGTGGCGAAGTAATGCTTCAGTGGACGATAGGTGGTGCGCATTCCATGGCATATGAGATTATCGATGGAACAGCGCATATTTTCGACAATCAAACTGGAACTCATTACGATCCCGAAACGTTCAGTAAGTATTTACCGTACATAGCGGAATCCAGATGGACTAGATTGGACAACGTGCAGCTTGACATGGAATTCTTGGACAGGTGGATTGCCAATGCTTAGCATAAAAGACGCAAAACAGATTGTTCATAAGAACATACCATACGGAGCCATAGTCAAAGAATTTACCCATGGCCCATTGTACGTTTTCTTGGTCGATTTCGGAGACAAAGAAGAACGGCTTATGGACGCGCATTACAGCGTAGATTCCAAAACTGGAAATTTTTCAGAGTTCTCGATAATCAGCGATTTCATAGAGAAACTACCCAAGCAACGATAGCGGCCGTTTGATTAATCTGGAGGAATTTCAAAATGGGTTTTCTAGACCGGCTTAAGCACGGCTGGAACGCCTTTATCGATGACAAGCCTGCGACGGCATGGACTTACGGCGGTTCGATAGACAGCTATCGCCCGGATCGAGTTCGATTCACTCGTGGAAACGAGAAGTCAATCATTACCGCCGTGTACAACCGAATCGCCACTGACGCAGCGTCCATCTCGATCGAGCACGTCAGGCTCGACGAAGACGGCCGATACCTTGAGCCGATCAAGTCTGGGCTAAACAGATGTCTCACCCTTGAGGCAAACATCGACCAGTCGAATAGGGCGTTCATTCAAGACGCGGTGATGTCGATGCTGGACGAGGGCCATGTTGCAATCGTTCCTGTCGACACAACGCTAAACCCAACCGTGTCGACGTCTTACGACATCGTGACGCTCAGAACCGGTAAGGTTGTTCAGTGGCAACCGAAGCACGTCCGTGTCCTGCTGTACAACGATCGGACAGGCAAGAAGGAAGAGGTCACGCTTCCGAAGTCTGCCGTCGCAATCGTCGAAAACCCGTTCTATGCCGTAATCAACGAGCCGTCATCCACGATGCAACGACTCGTCCACAAGCTCGCGCTGCTTGACAACGTTGACGAGCAGACGAGCTCTGGAAAGCTAGACCTCATCATTCAGCTGCCATACACCATCAAGACCGAGGCTAGGCGAGCCCAGGCCGAGAACCGACGCAAAGACATAGAGAATCAGCTTGCAGGTTCGAAGTATGGAATCGCTTACACGGACGCGACGGAGCACATCACGCAGTTGAACCGTTCTGTTGAGAACAACATCCTTTCGCAAATCGAGTACCTGACGAACATGCTTTACAGCCAATTGGGTATCACCCAGGCAATTCTTGACGGTACTGCGAACGAAGAGACGATGCTCAACTACTATTCAAGAACCATAGAGCCGATCGTTTCGGCAATCGTCGATGAGATGAAGCGCAAGTTCCTAAGCAAGACCGCGCTGTCTCAACGACAGTCGATTCTATATTTCAGGGATCCGTTCAGGCTGGTGCCGATCAGCAAGTTCGCTGATATTGCAGACAGGATGCGCAGAAACGAGATCATGTCCTCCAACGAGCTGAGGCAGAAGATTGGCATGAAGCCGTCTGCCAGCGACAAGGCGGACGTTCTCGACAACCCCAACCTGAGCCAGCCAAATCAGCAGCCTGGCGGCGAAGCGACCGGACCGGATATTTCGCCAGAGGAGGGTATTGAGTAAATGAAGAAGTACGACTTCAGTGGATGGGCCACTCGGAACGATATTCGCTGCTCTGACGGGCGAATCATCCGGCAGGGCGCATTCAAGGATTGTGATGGGTCTGTTGTTCCGCTTGTCTGGAACCACGATCACAACGATCCTAACCAGGTTCTCGGGCATGTGCTTCTTGAGAACCGTAACGAGGGCGTTTATGCGTACGGGTCGTTTAATGACACGGCCGCAGGACAGAACGCCAAGCAGCTTGTCGAGCATGGTGACATCGTGTCCATGAGCATTTACGCCAACAAGCTTAGCCAGCGTGGCAGCGACGTTCTTCACGGAGCCATTCGCGAGGTGTCGCTTGTATTGGCCGGTGCAAATCCTGGCGCGATGATTGAGTCCGTGATTCGCCACGGGGAGATGTCCGATGACGAGGCGGTTATTTACACCGGCGAGGACCTCGAGCTCTCACACGCTGACGATAACAAGGCCAATGCTGGCAAGGCTGACGACAACAAGACCAACGATGAAGGAGACAAGAACCCCATGCCTAACAACTCCAACAAGACTGTTCAGGACGTGTTCAACGAGCTCACCGAGGAGCAGAAGCAGGTCGTGTATTTTCTGATTGGCAACGCAGTCGAGGATGCCAAGGGTGGCAATGACGAGGAGGACGATGTGAAGCACAACGTGTTTGACCAGGACGACTACTATCAGGACGATTTCCTGTCTCACTCCGAGATGGCCGAGATTTTCTCTGATGCCAAGCGCGGTGGCTCTCTCAAGGACGCCGTCATCGAGCACGGCATCGAGGAGATCGATTGGCTCTTCCCCGAGCCCAAGGGTGCCGACAATCCGCCCGCGTGGATCACTCGTCCTCAGGAGTGGGTCAAGACCGTCATGAGCGGTGTTCACCACACCCCGTTCTCTCGCGTCAAGTCTATGTTCGCCAACCTCACCGAGGACGAGGCAAGGGCTAGGGGTTACATCAAGGGCAACCTGAAGAAGGAGCAGGTCTTCTCGCTTCTGCGTCGCTCGACTCTCCCGAAGACCATCTACAAGGTCCAGAAGCTCGACCGTGACGACGTCATTGATATTACTGACTTCGATGTCGTCGCCTGGATCAAGGGCGAGATGCGCGGCCAGCTTGATGAGGAGCTTGCCCGTGCAATCCTGGTTGGCGATGGCCGTGAGGCTTCTGACGAGGCCAAGATTGACGAGCTCAACATCCGTCCCATCTGGACCGACGCGGACCTCTTCACCATCAAGGCGTTCCTCCAGCTTCCTCAGAACACCACCCCCGATCAGAAGGCCAAGGCGTTCATTCGCTCTTGCGTCAAGGCCCGTAAGGACTACAAGGGTGCCGGCAACCCCGTCCTGTTCACGACCGAGGACCTGTTCACCGACATGCTCCTGCTCGAGGACCTCAACGGTCGCATCATCTATGACTCCGAGGCCAAGCTTGCCACGGCGCTTCGCGTCAGCAAGATCGTGACCGTTCCTATTCTCGAGGGCCTGACTCGTACGGTCGACGGTACCGAGCGCACCCTTGACGGCATCATCGTCAACCTCTCTGATTACGGCGTCGGTGCGGACAAGGGCGGCGCCGTCAACATGTTCGACGACTTCAACATCGACTACAACAAGCACGAGTACCTCATCGAGACCCGCTGCTCCGGTGCTCTCCGCAACCCGTTCTCGGCAATCGCCATCGAGCATGCTGTGACCAATGTTACCAACGTCACTCTTACCGTTGGTACCGTCACTGAGGCATTCATCCAGGCGCACGAGCTCGGCTATACCACGCACCGTACCGGTACTCCGCAGGCTGACACCTTCACCGGCACCGGCTCTCAGAAGAACTTCACGCTTACTAAGCAAAACATCATTGACAACGTCGTCGACGTAACCGTCAACGGTGAGGTCGTTTCTTCTGACGCGTATACCGTTAGCGGCACCACCCTGTCCTTCGGGACCGCTCCCGAGAATGGCGCCGAGATTGTCGCCAAGTATCTTTACAACCCTTATAGGTCTTAGGTCTGTTAAACAATTCAAAATGGAGTGACCATGGCACGATACTACGGTGTTGTTGGCTTTTCCGGAGGGACCGTTGAGACCATTCCCGGCGTCTGGGACGAGCAAATCGTTGAGCGTCCGTATTACGGAGACGTGACGAGGTACACTCGGCGGCTGCAATCTGGCGATAGCATCAACGATGATATTGTCGTGAACAACGTGATAAGTATCGTGTCGGACCCCTATGCTCTCCAAAACTTCCATGCCATCCGCTATGTCGAATGGTTCGATACCAAATGGAAGGTCACCAACGTCGAGGTCGAGTATCCTCGTCTGATCCTTACGATAGGGGACGAGTACCATGGGAACTAGGCTCGAACTACACGAGGAGCTGGTCGAGGTGGCCGGCTCCTCGTATCGGGTTTACTACCAGCCACCTCCGAACGTCGAGATGGTCTATCCATGCATCGTGTATGAGCGGGATAGACCATATTTGCGGAGGGCCGACAACCGTGCTTATGCGTTTGTTCGCCAGTACCAGGTTACGGTGATCACGCGTGACCCAGACTGTGACCTTCCGAGGCGTTTGATTGAGCATTTTCCATTGTGCCGAGAGGAGCGCACGTTCGTCTCGGACAACCTTTACCACACCATCCTGAATATTTACTTCTAGAGGAGGTAACACATGGCAGCTATTGTCTGGGATGAGACTGGCCAGAAGATTTACGAGACTGGTACCGACAGAGGCGTTCTTTATCCGATCGACACCACTACGGCCACTTACCCGAACGGCTACGCTTGGAACGGACTCACCAGCGTCAGCGAGTCCCCGTCTGGCGCTGAGGAGTCGGCGCTCTGGGCTGACAACATCAAGTATGGCTCGCTATATTCTGCCGAGGAGTATGGCTTCACCATCAACGCGTACCAGTCGCCCGAGGAGTTTGACGAGTGTGACGGCACCGCGGAGATTGCTCAGGGCGTCACCGCAGGCCAGCAGACCCGCAAGCGCTTCGGCTTCTCTTGGCGCACACTCGTCGGCAACGACGTCAGCGGCAACGACTACGGTTACAAGATTCACCTTGTCTACGGCGCGATGGCTTCTCCGTCCGACCGTGAGCACTCTACCGTCAACGACTCGCCCGACGCGGAGGAGCTGAGCTGGGAGTGCACGACCGTTCCCGTGCCCGTGGCGAACTTCAAGCCCACCTCGCACATCGTGATCAACTCGGTCACCGCCGACGCGGCAAAGATGACTGCACTTGAGGCCATTCTTTACGGTTATGATGCAGCTGTTTACGTTGAGACCGCTGACACCACTAAGCAGACCGGTAAGACGTATTACACTCGTGGCGGTACTGAGGGGAGTTATACGTACACTGAGTTTACGGGCAATACGTTCTCTTCCGATACGACATATTACGAGGCGGCCACTGCTGGCCCGCGTCTTCCGCTCCCTGCTGAGGTCATTAGCATCATGGGCAGCAATTCCTAATAGACATATTCTGATTTAAAAACTTGGAAGGGGCTCGGAATTATTTCCGGGCCTCTTCCGTCATGAAAGGAGAGGGGAATGATCGGAATCACCAAGACGTACACCGATTTCAACGGTGTCGAGAAGACTGAGACTTTTTACTTTAACCTGACAAAGACGGAGCTAGCCAAGCTCGCCCTCGGCCCTGCCGGTGGCCTTGACAACATGCTCCAGGAGATAATCAACGCGAACGACATGGCTCGCATCATGGAGCTTGTCGAGTCAATCGTTTTCATGGCCTATGGTAAGAAGACGCCGGACGGTCGTTTCGTCAAGGTCGATGACGACGGCCACAAGCTTTCTGTCAAGTTCTCGCAGAGCGCGGCTTACGACGACTTCTTCATGGACCTCATGTTCAACCCCGAGAAGCTTGTCGACTTCATCAACGGGTGCGTGCCGGTAGAGCTGTCGTCTGACGCAGGAATGCGTGAGGCGTCCGAGCAGGCAAAGGCCAAGATCGCATCTCTTCACGAGTAGCGCGAGCATCCGATGCTCGAGATAGAGGTGTCCGCCACAGAACTATGGGACCCTGTCGCCGAACGGTTTTACTCCGTCAAGCCAGTGACCCTCGTGCTCGAGCACTCGCTTGTCTCTGTTTCAAAATGGGAGGCAAAGTGGCACAAGTCGTTCTTCTTGGAAGACGGGATGTCGAACGAGGAGATACTCGACTACATTCGATGCATGACCGTCAATCGCACGGTTGACCCTCTCATATACAGATGCATTACGAACGAGCACTTGGAGAAGGTTCGGGAGTACATAGACGATTCCCATACGGCGACATGGTTCTCGGAGTCAAAGGACGAACGTTCGAAGAAGCGCATATTCACCACTGAGCTTTTGTACTTTTACATGTTCAGCTATGGAATACCCATCGATTGCGAAAAGTGGCATTTGAATCGGTTGCTCACATTGCTCCGAGTCTGTTACGAGGAGACGAAGCCTAAGAAGAAGATGAGCAAGTCCGAACTTGCCAATCATCATCGAGCGATTAACAAGGCTCGTCGCAAGAAACGGCACAAATAGCCTTGTTGTTTGGGGGTTGCTGTTGATTCGAATCACGCAGAAAGGCGACTTTAAGAGAATCGACAGGTTCCTTCGGAGGATGAAGCAGAAGGAGATGTATCGGCGACTCGACGCTCTATGCCAAAGCGGCGTCGACGCCCTGGCAAACGCGACACCAGTTGACTCTGGTAAGACCGCACAGTCATGGTCGTACGACATCAAAATAGGCCATGGAAGCGTTACTGTCACTTGGACAAACAACAACAAGGTCAACGGATATTGCGTTGCCATGTTGATTCAGTATGGCCATGGAACTAGAGGGCGCACATATGTGAGAGGCGTCGATTACATCAACCCGGCGATGAGGCCGGTATTCGACAAGATTGCGGATGACGTCTGGCGGGAGGTGACCGTTAAGTGAGCAGTATCGACGAACGCATCGTCCAGATGGAGTTTGACAACAAGCAGTTTGAAGCTGGCGTCGGAACGACCATATCGTCCCTCGACAAGCTCAAGGAGAGCCTCAAGTTCAAGGACGGTGCGTTCAAGAATCTCCAGTCCAGTGCTAACGCGTTGGACCTCTCGCCGGTCTCCAACGGGATATTTCAGGTTCAGCAGCAATTCTCGCTCTTCGGCGAGTTCACAAGGGTTCTGTTTGACCGTATAGCGAATCGTGCCATCGATTTGGGAAGAAACCTCGTATCGGCGTTGACGATCGCGCCAATCAAGGACGGCTTCGCCGAGTACGAGACCCAGATGAACTCGGTCCAGACCATCATGGCGAACACCAAGAAGGAGTTTGCCGGCGTTACCGAGGACGCGCAGCTTGACGCGATTAACGGGGCGCTCGATGAGCTGAACCATTACGCCGACAAGACGATTTACAACTTCACCGAGATGACGCGCAACATCGGTACGTTCACCGCTGCTGGCGTTGGGCTCGACGACTCGGTGTCTGCAATTCAGGGCATCGCTAACCTGGCGGCAGTCTCTGGCGCAAACGCGCATCAGGCGTCAAACGCCATGTACCAGCTGTCTCAGGCGTTGTCGAGTGGTGTCGTGCGACTTATGGACTGGAACTCTGTCCAAAACGCCAGCATGGGCGGACAGTTCTTCCAGGACGCACTACAGAAGACTGCAGACGAATTCATCGAGACTGGCCGAGAGGTTGAGAACGCCGCCGGTCAGATGGTGACATACAGCGAAGCCGCTGGAATTACTGCCAATAGCATCGAAGATATTATCACGAAAGAAGGCAGCTTCCGAAACTCTCTGCAAACCGGTTGGCTGACGTCTGACGTGCTCCTTGAGACCCTTTCAAAGCTTACCGACGTTGGTCTCGCGCACTATTTCTCCGAAGTAACTGGCGTTGAGGAAGACTGGGTCAAGACGCAGTTCGACGCGATTGACGCGATGGAAGATCAAGACGCCGCCATCGAGAATCTCGCTAAAACACTTGCCGAAACTGGGAATATTTCCGAAGAAACGGCCAAGGGCTACATCGAGCAGATGTTCTTGGCACAGGATGCGGCTACAAAGGTAAAGACCTTTACGCAGCTTATCGACACCCTTAAGGAAGCCCTCGGCTCTGGCTGGACCAAGACCATCCAGCTGATATTCGGCGACTTCAAAGAAGCCATGGAGTTGTGGACGGCCGTCAGCGATGAGCTCTCCGGAATCATCAACTCCATCAGCGAGGCTCGAAATGCCATGTTCCAAATCTGGCATGACGCAGGCGCCGGTGGCGGAGGCCGAACGGATGCATTGCAGGCCATTGCCGACGTATATTTCGGCATTAAGTCGGCCATTCTTGCGGTCAAGGAGGCTTTCGATCTCGTATTTGGCTCCCCGACCATCGAGGAGTCTGCGGCGAAGCTGATGGAGCTCACCAGAGGCTTTTCGCTTATGGCCGGAAGGCTCAGGGAATTCCTAGAGTCTGGGGATTTCACGTCCAGGCTGCAAGGCATATTTGGGGCGTTCTTTAGCATAGCCAAGGCCGTTCTTGATGTCGTGGGAAATCTCCTCGCTAAGCTTGCCCCAGTTGTCGACGTTATGTCTCAGTTTGGATGGTATGTGTTCTCTGCGGCCGATTCCTTGGCTAGATTGGTGACATATTTCGTCGAGGCTGATGACAAGCTTTCGTTCTTTAACAATTTGTTCGAGAGTGGAACCGGTGAGGCGCGTCTTTTCAGACGAATGCTGTTTGAGCTTGGCTCTGCGCTCGATATTCTCGTCTCATCAGTAATGGGTCTGTTTGGCGTAGACGTCGAGGGCACGCCAATCTCGGACTTCTTGAATAAGTTGACTGATTTTCTACGCGAGAGGGTCGACCTTTCGGTTCTCGACGACCTACTTGCCAAGATACCTAGTGTTTCGTCGGTCTTCGAGGGGCTCAAGTCCGTCATAGCTGGTCTTGTCGACATAGCGTCCACCGCGTTCGGCGTCTTGTCGGACCTTGTGAAGGCTCCGTTCGCAAAGCTGTCGGAGATATTCGGCGGCAACGAGATCTCGTCCCTTGCAGACTTTAGCGCACTTGACGCTATCGGCGCGGTATTCGACACGCTCGGCGCTGCCTTGACAAACTTCTTCGGGTTCATCTCTTCCGTCGCCCCGCGAATCGGCGAGGCATTCAGGGGGATGTTCTCGTACCTCGCTTCTGAGGAGTTTGGACGACTTGCCCAAAACTTCACAACCCTTATGGGCGGAGGATTCCTTGTCTCGCTAAAGGGACTGGTTGACGCCTTTAAGGAGAACAAGTTCGGCAAGAAAGAAGGCGGCGGTCTCATTGAGACCATCAAGGGCGCCGTTGAGGCCTTCAAGACTTCGCTCGGCCTTGACGACATGGTCGAGCAATTGACCGGCGCTCTCGACTCTGTTTCAGACTCGCTCGTCAATCTTCAAAATGGCGTCAACGCCACCGCGATTCTCGAAATCGGAGTCGCGGTTGCTCTGCTTGCGCATTCGATCATCGCCCTTTCGGAAGTCGACCCAACGAGCATGGCAAACGGAATCGCCGGCATCTCAGCGCTGTTCGGAGAGCTGGTTGGCGCGTTTGCAATCATGTCTTCGATGAACGTCGCAAATCCTGTCGGCATGTCGAAGGCCGCGTCCGCGATGGTCAAGATGAGCGTCGCCGTCGTGCTGATATCCTACGCCGTTAAGTCTCTGTCTAACCTCAGCATGGAGCAGATGGCTGTTGGACTCCTTGGCGTTGTTGGACTCCTTGGCGCAATGGCGCGTGTTGCGCAGCTTATGTCTGGTGTCGACGGTGGAATAACGAAGTCCGCCATTGGCGTGCTGGCGATGAGTATTGCCATTCGAATCCTTGCGTCAAGCGTCACATATTTGTCCACGCTTGACTGGGAAAGCCTCGCAAAGGGGCTCGTCGGCGTCGGCGGACTTCTCCTTGGCATTGGCTTGTTCTCAAAGCTCGTTGACCAGACGTCAATGTCCTTCTCTAGCGTTCTCGCAATTGTCGCAGTTTCGATTGCGGTGAAACTGCTTGCAGGCACGGTGCAAGAGTTTTCCGGAATGAAGTGGGATACGCTAATTCGTGGTCTCACGGGTGTGGCAGTGCTGATTGGTGCGCTTGGCGTGTTCGTTAGCGTTGCGGGCGGGTCCAAGATGTCGCTTGGCGCGGTGGCGTCGATTATCGTGATTGCATTTGCGATAAAGATGCTTTCCGACGTCGTGCAGATATTTGCAGGCATGAACACGAGCTCCCTCGAGCAAGGAGTGCTTTCCGTCGGAGTGCTTGTTCTGGCACTTAGCGCTATCATGGCTGTCCTCGGAAAGGTTAGGACATCGTTGGCGAATGTCGTCGCCATATTTGTGGTGGCGCAAGCATTGAGCGTTCTTTCTGGCGTCGTGACAGCTCTTGGTGGTCTTGATGCCGACAGTCTCGATAGTGGTTTGCTTGGTTTGGCTGGAGCTGTCGTGGCTCTTGTTGTGCCTTTGGCTATATTGGGTCAGCGTGCTGGGTCAATGCTTGTCGGCGCAGCAGCAATGGTTGTCGCAGCTGCCGCCATTCGGGTGCTTGTTCCCGCGATGACGCTTCTTGGCAAGACGCCGACTGGCGAAATCGTCAAGGGTTTGCTGTCTCTTGTTGCTGCCCTGGCCGTTATTGGCGTTGGAAGTGTCCTTCTGGCAGCTATAGCGCCATCCATATTCTTGGCCAGTGCTGCGATCCTCGCCTTTGGTGTCGCATGTGCGTCTGTTGGCGTTGCCATCCTGCTGATATCTGCCGGAGTAACGGCCTTGGCCGCGACTCTAACCGTGTCGGCAACGGCAATCGTTGCTGGAATTGGAATTCTCGCCACTGGTCTGCAATCGCTGATTGTTGCGCTAATCACCGGTTTGTTCACGGGAATCGCCGAGGCTGCCACCGCATTCCTTTACGGAATCGCGGATATTCTTCCCGCACTTGGCGCTGCAATCCATGCCATCGGTGACTTCCTTCTGGCAAACCTGCCATATATTCTTGGCGTCATCGGAACTCTCGCCATATCCATAATCGGTCTGCTTAACACGTTGATACCGGCATTCATCTCTACCGTTGGGTCCTTCATCATTGCGTTGGTGCAGGCGTTGGTCACATGGGTTCCGGCAATCTCAGAGGCGCTGCTCACCGCCGTCATTACGCTGATCAACTCCGTGGCCGATGGAATTAGGACACATGGTCCCGAAATCATCGGAGCCATCGCGAACATCATCAGCTCAATTCTCGACTTGGTGTTGCTGGCCATCGAAGAGGTTGTCCGTATGATTCCCGGCGTTGGCGATATGCTCGGCGATCAGATTGCCTCGGCGAGGACTTCGCTCAGCGAGGCTCTGTCGCCGAGCGACATTCAGTCCATGACTTCGAACATGATGTCTGGAGCTCAGCAGGGTATCATTGATGCTGCGAATGGGGCCAATGGGTCTGCTTCCCAGGCAGGCAAAGATATTCAGACGAGTCTCTCTGATGGCCTTGGCGATGGCAGCGAAGTTTCCTCCGGTTATATGAGTGAGTTCGCGTCCGGTTTCTCTCTAGAGGGTGTGGACTTGACTGCACTTTCCGGGACGTTGAACGAGTCGTTGACGATGGACCTGTCTGGCGCGGCGGATGGCTCTGCACAATCGTATATCGATGCCTTTAACATCGACGCGTCGCAGCTTTCTGTGACCAGTCTTCCAGAGGAGATAGTCGGGTCTCTTGGGTCGCACGATTCCGAATTTGCCAACGCTGGAACTGGTAGCATTAACGCTTTCACGAATAGTCTTGGCAGCAGCACGGCGCGAAGCACGGCGTCGTCTAACGCCGCGGCAGTCGCATCGTCTGGAGCAAGCGGTGCAAACTCCATGCATTGGAAGTTCGTTAATACCGGAGAATACCTTGGCGAGGGAGTCGGAGACGGTATTTCAAACAGCACAAGCTATGTGTTGAACAAGGCCACCGCTCTGGTCAACTCGGTTAACTCGAAGATGCGTATGACCGCAGAGGTCGCTTCGCCGTCTAAGTTGACTATGGAGATTGGCCGTTATATGGGCATGGGTCTAGGCATCGGAATTGGGCAACTCGTTCCGTACGTTGAGAAGCAGTCCGCAGGCCTTGGCAATAGCGCGATAAATGGCCTTCGCGAGTCCATTGAGCACGTCGGAGACATCCTTAACGCTGACATGGACTTTGAGCCAACAATCACCCCAGTGCTTGACCTTTCGGAAATTCAAAATGGGGCATCTGCGCTTGGCGGAATCCTCGGCTCTTATGGCCTAAACGCGGGCTTCGGTGCCGGTAATTACGCTATAAACACCGTGTCTGGCGTCTCTGGCAGGCGTTATACAGCTTCGTCCGATACCCATTATTCGGTGTATGTCGATGGCGCACGTGTCAACGATATTCCCGCTATTCACAATGCTACGTATGACTTCCTGATGACACTCAAGCGATATGGAGACATGTGATGGCTGTCACTACTGGATATTACATCGTGCAAAACGCTTACAATGGCCAGTTGCTTGATGTAAACGGAGGTAGCCAAGCAAACGGTGCGTCGGTTGTTGTCGGGGTATCGTCCAATGAGAATAGCCAGATTATGCACGTGGTAGAGGAGGGCGAGGGTGTCCTCCTCTACCCTGTTCACACAGAGAGACTCGACGATCAATCTCAGCACGTTTACGACCCAAAACCTCGTTTTGGAGTCGCGACGTCGTCGGACATTAACGACAGTCTGGTGTTTCTATCGAATGGCTGGGGTCAAAGTAGCGATAACGACCTGTGGATTCTTGAGAGTACGGACGATTCTGTCGTTGTCAATGGTGTGTCTTACCCCGCATACAGGGTTAAGACCGCGTTCGTTGATACGAGCCAAGAAGACCATATTCTGACCCCTCCGAAGGTTAATGGCCGACAGTCGTGCACTGTTTATACGCCATACGAGTCAACGTATGGCAGTATTAACCTGGCCCAAGAGTGGGCTTTCATTCCTTCTGTACCGTTCGATTCTGACCTTCCAGTGCCAAGCTATGGCACTACGGGAAGCCCCGAGTGGCGAGCAGGCAACACGACGACAAGCGTCGTCATGTTCAACGATGACACTGGAACCGTGAGGCCAAACTGGGAAAGCAAGGGTTCGGCGCACCAGCTCCGATGGAGGCGTCGTGACCGTAGCGAAACCGCTGAGACCATTGGTGACTGGTCGAATTGGACCGCATGGGGCGGCGACGGTTCCTCCGACGGATGGGGCATAGACCCGACGACGGCTACGAGCGGCATCGAAAAGAGGTCTCGAATCTTCTATCCGAGCACGGGGCTTTCTGTTGATTTCACCGGCAGCACGATTCGCACCGAGATTGAGTGGAACATTCGCGTTATTGATACGGCCGCCCCAGCTGTCGGAGGAGTTTATGGTTTCACGTCCGTTGTCGTGAGGAATTTCAAAATCACCTCGGTTACTTGCACCAAGATTCCAAACGGTCTGTACGTGTCCTTCACAACGTCGTATCCGGAAGACATGGTTCAGACGGCGGCAGTTGAGAGTACCGACGGTACGTTTACTCGCGCGTCTGTGAATGACAGCACGACTGTCTTCGTCAAGAATAGCCTGATATCCGTCATGCCGAACATCGGTGACACGATAGACATTACGCTGACGGCGACGTCGACTGACGGATATTCTGCCACATGGAATGGAACAGTAGAGGTCGAGCTTGGTGGTTCTTTCGGAACTCCGCCAACTGTGACGTGCACGGTCAACGGAACTATTGCCACAATTCAGGCGGACGCTCCCGAGAACATGCATCTTGCTGGTGCTTGGCTGGTCGTGCCACGAGGGCATGGCGATAGATACGTTGACCTTGGCGGTCTTGAGAGTCTGTATGGCGAGACGACAGTCAGACAGACGTGGGTTATTCCGCCGCCACTTGGCGTTCCTTGGTCGGTCCTCGTTTCTGTTGCTGCAAACAGCGGTGGCGATTGGGGTTATGATGCGACGGTCCGTGATCCAATCATCGAGGAGCCGCCGTCATATCACATCACGTCGCGAAACTGCAAGAAGGACTTTGCGGTAACGCTTCGCAAGACCGCGCCAGGCCCGTCGTTCACGCCAACGTATACGAGGTCTAGGAATGAGACAGAGACTTACTCTCGCGAGCGTCCTGTCTACGGATATTCCGACACGACGAAGGCTGAATGGCAGTTGATTGGCGACTTGATCGACGGCAACGGACTTAGTGGCGCCGATTGGGCCGCGCACGAGTCTCACGTATATTTCAGGAGCCCGCATGGCTTCTGGGCTCAGTGTGCCGTTAACTCTTTGCGAATCGACCTAACGTCGACGCAATCGCAGGAGGTGCAAGCGAACTTCTCGGAGGAGGTGTGGTAATCCGTGGCAGTAGACTGGTCTCGTGGTGATATTTCTCACCGTCTCTCCGTCTTCTTGCTCGACCCGAACAAGCTTACCGTAAGACGGCAAGTTGACGGCGTCGTGCGTGAGGGAGAGGTGTCATTCGATTACTACTCCGACACTCGTGTTTCGGCTCAAATCTCGCTAGTTGCGCCGATCGGGGATGAACCGTGGGACGGCAATTCCGCAATCCGACTCGTTCGAACGACATATGACCACACTGGTGTTCTTGACGAGGCACCGATTGGGACGTTCTTTGTCAAGCCAGAAGACGACGCTGTGTCTTGGAGCGATGTCGGTGATATTCGCACTTGGTCACTCCGATTGATAAGTATTCTTGGCGGCGCCGAAGTCCAGGTTCTTCCGAAACCGGTTACCATGGGCAAGGGGGCCAAGGTTCTGAGTACCGTGAAGTCAAGGTTCAAGAATCAGCTTGGCCGAACTGCCACTGTTGCAGGAAACGCCAAGGACTATTCGTTCTCCAAAGCCGTCGAATACGACGCTGGAACAAGCGAACTGTCGCTGATACTGGACCTTCTTGACCTCGCTGGCGACCGCCTGTCCGTTGACGACATGGGCATTCCAACCGTTAGCTTGTATAGGACTCCTGCAAAGCTTGGGGCGACGTTTGCTGTCGACTCGGCAGACCCTAGGACTCTTCTCGTTGGGCCTGTTGAGGGCGGGTCAGCTAAGCAGGCAGTTCCGGCTCGCGTCGTCGTGGCAGCGAATGGCTCAATCGATGTCGCGAACGGAACGTACAAATCCGGCGGAACGAGGTCTGACGGCACGACATATCGCGCTGGCGACACGAAGTACAAGAGCGAGCAGAAGACATATTACGCTACGGCAAAAGCCGGAAGCGGGCACTTCTCGACAAAGGCGGTTAGGGGCTATACGCTTGACGACTTCCATTCCGAATCGGACATGGAGCCGTTCACGCAGGCCCAGGCGCAGAAGCTTGCCGATACATATTTGAAGACTCAGCAGAACAACATCGTTGAGTCCATATCGCACTCCCTTCGTTACAGACCGTTGCGAGAGGGAGACATTGAACAACTGACCCATGCAGGGGAGACCAAGCGCTGGATGATATCCTCTGCTGACCTCGACCTTGGCACATGGGTTTGGAAACTTGATTTGAAGGGTGGATGGAAGTGAGTCAGGATTTGCACGCGCTAGGCAAGGCGCTCTTTCCCAAGCCCGATGATATTGTGGTGAAGGGTCTCGGCGGAGTCGTTCCGGCGACTACCGTCGAGGCCTATGCCACGACAGACTCTGATTCCGGCTCCGTTTCCGTGGATTTTGGCGGAGAGACGTATGGCGATGAGGGACAGTCTGTCGCCATCCCAACGTCCTCCGCGGTATCCGCCGGGCAGCGAGTGTTGGTCACTGTGCAAAACGGAGTTCCGGTCGATTGCGCTGTGATCGGCGAAGGCGACTCTATTCGTGACGGCGTAGTTGCGCATTTTTGGCATGATGACGAAGGAGCCCATATCACCGAGACCGAGCATGACGCCACGACTGGCAGCAACGTGCTCATCGACACGGATTCTCTGGATATTCGTGACGGAACCAACGTCATCGCAACCTTTAAGAAGGACAGCACTTACGGCGATGGCATGGAACTCGTGCTCAAGCACCGACGTATAGCTGGTATCACCGCGTCTGAGGACAGCCAAAGTTGGTATCTCGGCATCAATGCCGGTACCGTAATGGGTTCGAAGAACTCGACTATCGACATGACTTCGAACGGATTTCGCGGAACGTCGATTCTGACCATGACCGACGGCGGAATGACGTGCTCAGTCACGAAGGGCACATACCCGAATACCGAAACAGTCATTCGAAATCTCGGGTTTGCTAAGAGTTACGGCAACATCAGCTCACAGGGCACGTCTGCGCAGGCACAGTTCGTCACAAACGGCTTCATGGCAATGCTCATGGTCGGCAACGACACGACACCAACCGGCCAATGGGGCTCGAAGACGCTATGCACTATCCCCGTGGATTATAGACCGTTAATAACGGTATATTATCCCGTTGCGAAGTCTGGCGCGGCACAGGGCTCGAGTTACGTCATGATCGATGCTTCGACTGGCGTCGTGACACTTCAAAATGCCGGAGGCACTCAGTCCAGCGTCAACTATTGGGCAACCTGCATATGGTGCTATTAGAGGGGAGGTCCTATGCCTACCGTGACCATTGGTTCAAGAGGACTTGTCAATGCGGACCTCGTACTCGTTCAAGAAGTGAGCTTTTCCGTTACGTTCGTCCATGAGACAACGGACGGAGAGCCGATTGACCACACTGGTTGGTCCGCATGGTGTCGCATCCAGGGCGGACGCGTCGATTTGGATATTTCCAACCGCGTAAGTTTCGGCGATGACGGCACCATTAACCTAGTCATTCCGGATGACACGACCGCGACAATTCCGGTCGGTAGCTATAACTGGGACCTTATCGTCGAGGATAACACGAGTTTCGCAACGCGTATCGCGTGGGGAACGTGTCGCGTCTATGATTCGTGGGCGCGGGATGCGTGATGGCTATCGAGTGCAGAGGCGGCAGCAAGGTGCGCGTCGTCGAGCGTGACCAGACCGTAAAGGTCACGCAGTCGAAGGACCGGGTCCGTGTCACGCAAGTCGGAGGAAGTATCGGCACCACTGACTACGAGATCCTTGACAACAAGCCGCAAATCAACAGCGTCACGCTCCAAGGAAACCAAAGCGCCGAGGACATTGGTATTTCGGCCATTGGTAACTCATCCATACTCGACCTCTTCCGATAGGAGAAGTACATGGCTGACCCAACTTACAATTATCTCGACTATGACGGTCTCGCGCTTTACGATGAGAAGATCAAGCAGCTTATCGACGGAAAGGTTGATAAGGACGGCGCTAAGGTCCTTTCGACTAACGATTACACGACTGACGAGAAGAACAAGCTCGCTGGTATCACCGCAGGCGCTGAGCCTAACCAAAATGCGTTCGGCACTGTCGTGGTGGCTGGCACCTCGCTGGCGGCTGACTCGAAGACCGACACGCTCACCATCACCGCAGGCGACAATGTGACACTAACACCCACGGCAGCAAGTGATTCGTTTGTCATTGCAGCGACGGACACGACATATCCTCAGGCTACGTCTACAAAGGGTGGAGTGCTTACCGACGCGCAGGCGGTTAAGCTTAATGGCATCGCGACTGGGGCAACCAAGAACACGGCCAGCACGACCACGCCGAAGATGAACGGTACAGCAACGGTTGGCACGGAGACTGCCTATGCTAAGGGCGATCACGTTCACCCGACGGATACTAGCCGACAGGAAACTCTTGTTTCTGGTACCAACATCAAGACTATCAACGGTGAGAGCATTCTTGGCTCTGGTGATATTTCAACTCCGGCTCCGCCAAGCGCATCTAGCACGACCCCAAGTATGGATGGCACGGCTGCGGTTGGAACAGCAACTACGTATGCACGCGCTGACCATGTTCACCCGACTGATACGAGCCTTGTTCCCAAGAGTTCGACGAAAAATGGCCAGACCACGCAGGTCACTAACGATGGTACAAGTGTACACCTCGTTAGCGAAAAGAACTCCGAGTACGCGGATGCTCAAATCGGACGCAACGGAAACGCTAGCGTTTCTCTGTACGCTTCGACAACTGGCTCTCACGCAGAGCTAAATGTGACTCCGAGTGGCGTGTCGATTGACAAACTCGTGACCCCGACCACAAGTACTATGCCGACCACTAAGCAGTACGTCGACGATGGGCTTGCGGCAAAGCAGGACACGCTTGTGTCAGGTACTAGCATCAAGACAGTCAACGGAACCAGCATTCTTGGTTCTGGAGATATTACAACCCCAGTCCCGCCAAGTCCATCTAGCACGGCGCCAAAGATGGATGGAACCGCTGCTGCAGGCACGGCAACCACTTACGCACGCGCAGACCACGTACACCCGACCGATACGTCTCGTGCTGCCGCATCTGACCTTGCGAACTATCTTCCGCTCGCTGGTGGGACGATGGCTGACAATGCCAGAATCGGACTCGCGAACGGAGGAACTCTCTACCTCGGCAAGGAGAACAGCGCACAAATCAGAATCACCGAAAGCGCTGGCGAAGAGTATGTCGATCTTTACTCGAAGGATACCATTAGAATCGTCTCCCCGTCCATCTCTCTTTCTGGTGGGTTTAACAGCACGAACGCACAACACATTGACCTAAAGGCGAGCTCCGTCACGTCAACGACCCCGACTGCTGGCGACAACTCCACCAAGGTTGCAACCACCGCATTTGTGACGACCGCCGTTGCCAATGCCATCGCTGGAATCCAGGGAATCAGTTACGAGGTCGTGGCCACGCTACCCGCCACGGGACAGGCTGGAGTCATCTACCTCGTCTCCAACAACGGTTCCGCGCCCAACATCTACGACGAGTATATTTGGACAGGCACGGCGTTCGAGAAGATTGGCACCACTGACGTGGACCTTTCTGGCTATCAGCCCCTCATGACTGCTGTCACTAACGCGCAAATCAACGCACTCTTCGCGTAAGGAGGGACCATGCCGAGTCCGACATATCTCGACCTCGCCGGCCTCACCACTTACGATGGTCTAATCAAGCAATACGTGTCGTCGCAGGGCGGTTCCGCGACAGCGATGACTGAGCAAGAGGTTTCTGATGCATTTGACTTGGGATGGGTTTCCCCAGAGGGAACGGTTACGATAACCCTTACCAATCCAAACCATGATTCGGAAGCGTATAACCCAGCATGTGTTCTGTATGAGTCTCAGAGTGGTGAGTCAAGTCAATATAGCGGTTACGTACACGGCGCACAACTGGGCTCGATATCGTCACCGACAGGAAGCACAACAGTTGTCGTTCCTAGTTCGCTTTATGGCATAGTCGCATCATTCTACGGAAACGGCGTATATATTCGTGTGAATCCCACATGCACTGATGGCGTTTCCTTTATTGGTAAAAGCGGAAACGATGTGCTGCTACAAGTGACCGGGAGCGGAACCGCCACCATCAGCAATGTTGACTATGACATGTAAGGAGCCGACATGCCATCATTTATGGACAGCGATGGGGTCACTAAACTATGCAATCTCATAAAGTCTAAGTTTGACGAGGCTCTTTCCGCAAAGCAGGACACGCTGGTTTCCGGGACGTCCATAAAGACGCTTAACGGGAATAGCCTGCTGGGCAGCGGCAACCTATACTTTCCCGCGAACACGGACACGAAAGCCTATAAAATTTGCGTACAGGATGCCACGCTGCCAGCGACAGACTCATGTGGCAGGCAGCGCATAGTGTTCACGAGCGCAGACGGGTTAAAATTGGTGCCGATGAACGCATCCTCAAGCACGTCAACTTCTACCAGCAAGACGCTCAACACGAGACCGATTGACATATTTGGTCCCATCATGTATTGCGAGGATCCATTAACCGCCAACTTGAGGCCCTCACCTAGCAAATTGTGGCTACAAAACATTTTCCACATTGGATATTCATACGTTAAGAGTCTGACAAGCTACGCTCCAGTCTATCTCAAGTGCACGCCGCAGTCTGACTGTAGCGCGGTGATGGCCGACATCGTGCAGGCACTACCCAGCACCAACGACGGTTACATCTACATCTTCCTGGGAACGGCTTACAGCTCGTCGTACATGGAGCTACTGATGCGCCATCCCGTCTACTACCACGACGGGACCGGTATAAAAGTGTGGACAGGAAACACTAAATACAGTATTTCTAACCTTGGCGGCACAGGTACAAATTACTTCTGGGCTAATAAGGGATGCGCTACTCTGATGTCCTCCGGAACAACTCCATCGGCACAATGGGGTAGCGCCAGCGTATGCACTATACCGAATGGATATAGGCCACCGACTCCAATATATTTGCCGGTGCAAAAAGACGGTGCAATTGCCTCTGATACTTATCTCATCATCAGCGATGACGGAAGCGTGACAATTCAAAACAGCGGTGGCACACAAGCGGCGGTTACATATCGCGTAACTGCTACGTATGCGTATTACTAAAATGAGCTGTAAGGAGGACACATTGAACTACCTTCTCCCTAATGGCGTCTATGATATCCTAAAGTGGGTTGGACTCATCGCCCTGCCAGCGCTGGCTGTCTTCTATGGCGTGTGCGCACCGCTGTGGGGCTGGCCCGCACCTGAGGCTGTCGTGGCTACGCTTAACGCTCTTGGCGTTCTCATCGGTACGCTTATTGGCGTCTCCCACGCCACGGCGACGGAGGTGGAGGAATGACGGCCAAGCCCAGCGCCGAACCGTGGCCTGAGCCTCCCGTCATGGACGACGAGGAGACCGAGGGGATGGGAGCTGGGCTGTGAACGTTACGTGGATGGGAACCAGCTACTACAGCAGAGGTAGGCAGGGGCGCAGCATCGTCGCGATCGTCCCGCACATCTCGTGTTGCAGCACAATCGCTGGCATCGACAACACCTTCGGTCCGTACTCGACCCGCAAGGTGAGCACGCACTACGCCGTGTCCGAGAACGAGGTGCACCAGTACGTGCACGAGTACGACACCGCATGGAGCGTTGGCAATTGGGAGGGCAACCTCAGCACGATAAGCATCGAGCACGTCGGCACCACGGCGAACCCGCCCACGGGCAAGTGCCTCGACCTCGGGGCGCGTCTCATGGCGGATATTGCCTACCGCCTCGGTTGGAAGATCCTCAAACTTGGCGAGAACGTGATGCTGCACAAGTGGTACGCCTCGACCGCATGCCCAGCCAACATGGACTACGAGTGGGAGGTCTCCAAGGCCAACCACTACCTTGCAAAGCTCTGGCTCTCCGAGGACGAGGAGGAGCAACAGAGGAAGGCGGCAGAGGCAGCTGCGAAGGCGAAGGCCGAAGCTGCGGAACGTGCGAAGAAGGCACAGGAGCGGGCGCGAGTCGCCAAGCTCAAGTCGACCATCAGGAGGAACAACGGCATGGAGATGCTCTTCTACATCAAGGGCGAGTCTGGCACTCGCTACGTCTCTGGCGGATTCCAGCGGGTGCTCTCAAGTCCAGCCGAGCTGACGGCTATCGAGGATGCCTACCGCATGGCATACGGGCTCGAGATTCCGCACATCACTCTCGACGCGGAGCAGGGCAAGGCGTTCCTGGCCGCACTTGCGACCGTGTAGACCGACATATTTGGTCGGCAAAAGGTCGGTGTTATATTATGGGCGATCTCAATCCGATAGTTAACATGGCGCTCACCATCATTTGCGCGGTAATTGCGTCGAATGGTTTTTGGACGTGGTGGATGCGACGGCAGGAAAAGCACAGTGCCACGAATCGACTGCTGATTGGTCTGGCGCACGATCGAATCATGACCCTTGGCATGCAGTATATTCACCAGGGCAGCATCACGGCCGACGAGTATGAGAACTTCAGGACATATTTGTATGAGCCGTACCACGATGCTGGCGGTAACGGTTCGGCCACGAAGATCATGGCTGAGGTAGACCGCTTGCCGATTCGTCCTGCGAACGAAGAGAACTGATATTTGGTCAACCGTCGTGCGCCTGCACCTTCCCTCCTTTCATTGGCTGCTTTCTCCCCTTTCTCCTTTCTCAGCATCCGCTTCCGGCGCACGACAGTGACGGCCCCCTCCTCGACTTATATTTGGGGAGGGGGCTTTAGTTCAGTTAGTAGTGTTACGTCGTGGAACATTCATACATCGCCAATACATTGCTGACATATTTTCCGAGGTTAACGGCATCGGCTATGCTTACCGCCAGTAGTGTCGGCATGAACATCCCAACAGGGAATACATATTTCTAGCTGCCAAGTTAGTGGCTAACAATAGTAGTTAGATGCGTCGAAATGTAGGGGATTCTCATATTACTCCTACACTATTCCTATCCTTGAATTCCTGCACAAAGTTCAAGAAACGAAGTTCAATTTTTTCCCGGTGGGGGTTTTTCGCAAAACTTGCCAGTCCTCTTATGGAAGACGAAGCAAGTTTATACGGAGGTTGGGTAGGGATTGCAAGGAATATTAGTTTTGCAATTTCTGCACGGCATCTTCTTTTTTTTTTCGCAACTTATGCAAGCCCTCTTGTGAGGTAGGACAAATGAAAGGAGCCTGCATGTACACAGTTCGTTTTGACGGAGTATCATATTTTGACGGGCACAAATTCGACACAGTTCAAGACGCACTAACGGCAGTTATCGTCTCTCTTGACTGCGAGTGGCGTTCGCCTGAGGTTTATGGCACACCAAAGTTGAAGTCTACTTGGCCAGGAGGACAAACGTATAGTGTGTTTGGATATTGTGACGAGGATGATGACCCGGAAGGATATGGCTGGATGGAAGAACACGAGATAGAGGTGCTCGAAATTTGACGCCTTAAAGAAGGTGCTGCGCGATATTTTGCGCGGCGTCTTCTTTTTCTTCGCAGATTATGCAGCCCCTTTTATGGGGCATGCGGTCAATGAATGTATGAATGGAGACTAGAATGAACATATGGATTTTGGTTGACGAGTACGATCTCAATTACACGTGCGCAGGAGCAAGTGTGCTATCCGCATATTCATCCGAGAACGACGCGAGCTACGCGCTCGAAGCAATAGCTAAGGAGCATGGCGTGCAAGTGTTTCGGTCTGAAGGGACGGACGCATATACCGTGTTTCGCTGTGACGACGAAGATCGCCACAATGTCGTATACCACCGAGTCTATGTTTGTCAGAAACAACTGATTTAACCATTGACCGCATGCCCCAAAGGACAAGGATTCACAAACCCTCTTCTTTTTCTCGTTTACAAAACCGCAGGTAAACGGCTTGTTCTAAGCCCTTCTAAGGCCCGCAAATTAGTGCGGTGGACTACTACACCTGACATATTCCGAATTTTACTCAATTGCGCACCGACTTAATCTTCGAAAGCTCACATTCTCCTACATTCGCAAAAATTGCAAGTCGTGTTATGAGAAGGCATAGCTCAATTGGGAGAGCGCCACCGCACCGGTGGAGGTTGCAGGTTCGAGTCCTGCTGACCCTCTTGATTTTCTTCGCAAAGTTCACACGGCGTATTACGGGAGCAACCCAACAACGAAAGGAGAACTCATGGAGTACATAGAGTACATGGCTGCGCTGTGGTGTTTTTGGGTCTTAGGATCGGTGATTGCCGTTTGCGCCGCGTATTTCTGCGGCTATCGTGCCGGGAAGAACGAAGGCTACGAGAGAGAAAGGGAGACCGTGGAGCGAATCAAGAACCGCTACGTCCGTTGGACCACACCAGACCATGACAAGAATCTGAGGCTTGTCGATTAGAAGGTTGCTTTGAAAGATTGAGACCGTTTACACACGGTCTCTTTCTTTTTGTAACATATTTGAAAGGAGAAAGGAAATGCCAAAGCAAGCAAGTAGTCTGACGTTCAAGCAGAAGTCGGTGATACTGTCAGTGCTCACCGGCGTTGGGGTGATTGTTACTGGTGCCCTCTCGGCTCGTTGCGCAAAGAAAGATGACGCAGACCGTCCGGTGAAAGAACGTGTCATAACGTATATTCCGGCGATTGCGTCTAGCGTTGCAACCATCGGTCTAGTTGTGGCAACGGCAAAGGTTTCATCAGAAGAAGTTGCGGCATTGACGGTCACATGTGCTGGGCTCGCTGCCAAGATGTCCGACTACAGGGATGCCACCATCGAGCACATTGGGTCGGCGGAAGAAGTCGACAAGATATTTGCCAGGAAGCAGGCCGAACGAGCCGTCGAGCATACCGACGACACGGACGTTGGGCTCGAGACGTTCGTCGATACGTTCTCTGGTGCATCATTCAAAGCAAAGTACGACGATGTCGTGAAGGCGGAAGAGCGACTCGAAGCGATGTATGCAGACGGGGAGCCTGTTTGCTGGTGCGACATATTCTATTTGTCGACCGAGAGCACTGATGCCAGCGATTCGACTCTCGGTGGAGAAATTGGATGGTCAAAAGACGCCATTGACGACTTGCATGACGTTGGTACAGGCGATATTCCGAACCTCGAGTTCTATAACGACCTTAAGGAAGACGGCCGTTGGTGGATTAGCTACAACTACGAGCCAGTATGGGGGTTCTACGAGTACTAATGCCGTGCAGCAAGTCAATGTACTACGACAGATACCGGAAGTTCTTCTGGCTTCTGGATATTCACCAGCGAAGAGACTTGGAGAACACACATGAGAAACGGCTTTCTTCTCGTTGTGACGATTGTCCTAATCGTCGTTTTGATTGCGGCGATAGTCATATTTGTCCGAAGGCAGATTGACGCAATGACTCTCGGAACGTTTCGAATCGACAACACCGGAAGGGCGTCTTACAACGGAGTCTTTGAGTTCGAACGTTCGCCAGAAGATATTCGAGACAGGAAGTGGATCCTGATGCGCGTCGAATCTACGGACCTCACTCTTCCGAACGAGCGTAATCGCAGAAACGACAGTTCCTATTACGGAGGCTTTACCAACTCGGAAGAAAGGGGAAATGCTAATGAGCGTTGAGGACAAGCGAGAGCAAGTCTTGGAGCGAATCTACGACAAGATGCTTGTCTTGGATTCTCTGTCAGAAGAGGAGGCTTACAGACTGTCTGGAATTGCGGAAAAGCTAGAGGGCGCAAGGGATGACGACCGCGACAGAGCTCAGCGGGCGGAGCACGATGACATGGAGGTCATTGAGCGAACGCAGCAAGAGAAGAGTAGGCGGCGAGAAGCAATTGTGTCCATCTGCATCACCGCAGCCACGAATGTCATGTGGACCTTCTTCATGGCATACGAGATGCACAAGACTAGGAAGTTCGAAGAGAAGAACGTCGAGACGAGCGCCGTGTCCAAGTGGCTTAAGAATATGTTCCCGAAGATTCGGACGAACTAGCCTCAAAGGGGAGAGCGCAAAAGAGACAAGCGCTCTTCTCTTTTCCAACGTGCCATGAGCAGATACTACGAACCTCCGGATATTTGGGAACGTCCAAAACATGGGCGGTCATACTGCTGCGAGCATCCGCTGTACTTGCGTGGAACCTTATATTCTGATGGGGCGCGTGGACTTGTTGTCATTCAGCAACGGTTCGATCCCGCATCAAGACGGACTTGGTGGAACGAGGTGGACCCTTGGCTCGTCGACGAAATCTACCTTGCTGACGGATTCCGCGGATATTTCGACGAACACGCTTCGGCGGATGTCGACGGACTGTTTCCGACATATTCCGTTAGACAAGTCATGAACTCTCTCGGTATGAGGCCAATGCGAAAGCATAGGTGGGAAACGGTGTTCGACCACTCTCCCGTCTGACATATTCGCAGAATCGACACCCCCTATTACGGGAGGGCGCACGCCTTCCCGCGTATGGGTTTGCCACCACGAAAGGAGAAGTGGATGGAGAACACGACTAACCAAGCGCCAGGCTGAGATGGCCAAGACGCTCGGGCAAAGGTCAAGGACAAGTACGGATATTTGAGACGCAAGATTCTTAAACGAATTGTCGAAAGGAGAAATCGAGGCATGAAGCTGGATATTCCCAAGTTCGATGCGGCTGGCTTGGTAACGCTGGCTGGTGCGTTGCTCGCTTTCGCGGGCTACTTCATCGAGAGCAAGCAGCGAGCCGCTGACAATCACGAAATTGCAGTAGAAGTTGCAGAGATTCTGTCTGAGAAGCTTAACGAGAGGAATGACGCGTAATGAAGAACCTGAAGAACATCAACCTTGACTCTGTCCGCTCTGTCGTCCTGGCCAACAAGGACAAGGCGAAGAAGTTCGTCGTCGACAACCTTCCGAACATCTTCTCGTGCGGTGCCGTGGCAAGCCTTGGTGGCGCGGTGTATCTCACCGCAACCGGCATGCACAGGGCTGACGATATTCTGAACGCCGAGCAGAAGCGACTCGAGGAGACCCTTCCAGACTATGACGGGACCGAGTTCACGTTCGCCCGCAAGGCGGAGCTCGTGTGGAAGGAGTTCATCCCGGCAGCTGTCGCGACAGTCGCGTCCGGCTTGTTCATCATTGCATCGAACCGTGCGGGTCATGAGAAGTACATGGCCATGCTCGGTGCATACGAGCTGAGCAAGAAGGCGTTCGATGACTACCGCGACAGCGCGACGGATATTCTCGGCGAGGAGAAGGCCGAAGAGATCGAAGACAGATGCTACGAAAAGCGTGCTGCGACGCTACAGGATATTCCGAATAGCGCCATTTGGCACGTCGACATGTCGACAAATCCGACATTGTTCGTAGAAAGCCTTACCGGAACGCCGTTCTACGCGAGCATCGAGACAGTGATGCACGGCTTCAACTTCGTCAACCACGAAAGGCAGCGCTTTAACTCGGTCAGCCTTAACGAGTTGTTTGACGACTGGGGTCTCGAAACGAATCAGATAGGCATCGGCAACATTCTCGAGTGGGAGAATGATGCTGACCGTGGCGGAATGATTGAGCCTCGGTTCAAGCCCGGTTTCTACCGTGGCGACGAGAACATGCCGTGCACCGTCATCGGTTACAACATCACTCCGGCAGTACCGGAGCATTGGTCTGTGTTTGACGTGTGATATTCGTCCGCATGCCGGATGGGGAGGAGTCCGTTCTACACGGGCTCTTCCCGTTTGTCCTTGCGGATATTTCGCAAAAACTGCAAGCCGCCTTATGGCGTAGGTCGCTAACGAAAGGAGAAAGCAATGAAGGGTTCTGTTATTTTCTGCCTTGGCATGTCGACTGGAATCGCTCTCTGCGTATCGGCAGTGGGCTCGTTCCTCGTTGGCTACTGGGTGGCTAAGAACGGTACCGAATCGGACGACGATTCCGTCGCAACAGACAACGCCGAGTAAAAGAAGGGCGGAGCTCGTTCCACACGGGCTCTTCCCTTTTATATTTGCGAAAGGAGAAGACGAATGGCAGAAGCGGAATACCCGAGCAACTCTAACAAATCGAAGGAGCATAGCCTCGTGCGAGAGCGTACGTCGCTTGACGACGCGTCAGTGGCTGACGAAAAGCCCGCAAAGGCAAAGGGCGTTGTGACAACAAGGCCGCCTTCAACGTTCGGCGCCGTAATGAAGGCGTTGTTCCCAGACGGAATCCGAGGAATCAGGGATCATTTCATTTGGGACTTGTTCGTCCCAGGAATGCAAAACATGCTATACAACGGTTGGCAAGGGCTTGGCGACCTGATATTCAAGGGTGGCGTAAGCTCAAGGCCGTCTTCGCCCGGTCGAACGTCATACGAGAAGGCGTATCGTCCGGCATCTACGTTTCGACCGTACACAAGCGACGTCGATGACGAGTACAGCTATCGGGTCAATGATTTTCGAGAGGTGATATTCGACAGTCGTGAAAGCGCTGAATCGGTGCTTCGGACCCTCAACGACATGATTCGTCAATATTCGGTGGTAACTCTGCTCGACTACAACGAACTTGTCGGGCTACCGACGCGTCCAACATACGTAAGCTACGGCTGGACGTCGCTAGCCACAGCATACGTTCAGCGTACGTATGACGGATACCGTCTTGCCATGCCTCGGCCGATTCCGATTGACTCAAGGCGATAGATATTTGACCAACCACAACAGAAAGCGAGAAAGAGATGGGCATCAAAACCATGCTAAGCAAGGCAAAGTTCAACCTCAAGCAGGCAACGCCTGATATTTTGGTCGCCGCTGGCATCGTCACGAGTGTGGCAGCAGCCGTCGGGTTCTGTCGGCAGACGCGCAAGGCGATTCCCGTCATGGACAAGTATGGCGAAAACGTCGAGAAGATTCGTTGTGCGCACGAGGACGCAATCAAGCCTGACGCTCTCGTGACCTATGACGAGAGGGCATACCGTAAGGACCTGATTGACGAGACCGTTAGGACCGTCGGCAAGCTTGGCAAGATTTATATTGTCCCGATTGCGCTTGAGGCTGTGTCGCTCGGGTGCTTCATCGGTGGGCATGGCATCCTGAAGGACCGTAACGTCGCGATTACCGCGGCTTATGCCGGTATCGCAAGCGAACTCAAGGGCCTGCACGAGCGAATCGTCGAGCGCTATGGCGAAGATGTTGACCATGAGCTCACCCATGGCATTCGCATCAGGGAGGTTGAGGAGAAGAGCATCGACCCTGCAACTGGTTCGGAGGTCACCGAGAAGAAGCTGGTGACCGAGTGCGACAGAGACAAGAACGACCCGAACTACTACTCGCCTCACGCGAGGTTCTTCGACGAGACAGTGCCTGGCTGGCGTGACGACCCAGAGTACAACCTGACTCTGCTGCGTGAGCTTGAGAATCTGGCGAACGTCAAGCTTAAGCAAAACGGATATTTGTTCCTCAACGACGTGTATGACATGCTCGGCTTTAAGCGTACGAAGGCTGGTCAGATGGTGGGCTGGACATATTCTCGCCGTGGAGAGAATCCGTACGGCGATAACTTCGTGAGCTTTGGCCTCGACGATGTCGAGAAGTCTGGTATGCGCGACTTTGTCAACGGTCATACGCCATACGTTCTCCTCGATTTCAACGTCGACGGCAAAATCCTCGACCAGCTTCCTCGCTAGGGATAGAGGATGAGCCCGCGAGGACGCGACGCCCTGATATTTGCAATCGGAGCCGTGACGGGTTTTGCCGTTGCGGCTCTTCTCTTTGAGAAGCGCAACAGGGACGTCAACAACGAAGTGACCGGTACGGATATTTCCGAAGAGCAGCCAACCATCGAGGCGGAAGGGCAGATGCAAATCGAGTTTGAGCCGGAGCAGGCGAACACACCATCGAACAACCCGATTCGTTACGACGAGATCATCAAACGACTCAGATATTCCGGCCAAGAAGAGCGTCTGGAAGACTCTGAGGAAGCGGCGACGGACAACATATTTCGCATCAGGGAAGACGAGTATTACGAAGGTGCGCGTAATGGTTACTACGACACCGAGTCGTACACGTTCTACGCAGATGGAGTCCTAGCAAACAGCATCACGGATGATATTGTCGACGAGCCTGCTGCGATCAGGACCATCGGATTGGACGGTCTTACGGAATCGCTCAAACGAAGCTTCCTGAATTGCGAAGAGCCAATCTATATTCGCAACAACGAGACGTACACGCAGTACGAGATTCTATACGACGACCACTCCTACGGGGAGGTGACTGGAAGGTGACGCATGGAGAGTGATATTTGGGCGGAGTACTTCGACTGGCTCTGCCTTCGAATTGCAAGCGACCACACGCCTAAGCCGTTCATGTATACGTTCATGCTCTGGCAAATGCATGAGACCGAGTTCGTGCCGATGCTTGACCTCGACGAGAATCGCGTAAAAGACGCACTGATATTCAGGAAGCAGTTCACAGAAAGAGAACTCAACCATCCGGTTGGTGTGTTCGAGATGATGGTGTGCCTTGCCTACAGGATCGAACGAGACAAGATGGGCGGAACTGCTGACTGGGACAGGTCGGCGGACTGGTTCTGGGAGATGATTCAATCCCTAGGTCTTCTGCGAGTGACAAACAGATATTACGACCAAACGCGAGTAAAGCAAGCGCTCGATCGATTCATGCTGAGGCGCTATGCCCCCGACGGGTCTGGTGGATTGTTCACCATCGGCGACCCGTCAATCGACATGCGCGAGCATGATATTTGGAAGCAGGCTTCTGCGTATCTCACCGAAGTTCTCCGAGACGAAGGAGTACTCGAATGATTGACTGAGAGGAGGCGATAGATGCTGGACTTTATGCGTGTCGGTACGCGAGATACGAAGGCCGGCATCGAAGTGTATCCAAGGTTCATTGTCAAGAAGACGACGGACCTCATGATACGAGGCGGAGACTTCTACGCCATTTGGAACGAAGACCTGGGCCTCTGGTCGACAGACGAGTACGATGCGGTCGCTCTGATTGACAGGGATATTCTGAGGTGGTCTGAGGAAAACGGTTATGGCGATGCCAAGAAGCTGCTGATGCAGGACGCCGACAGTGGTGTAATCGACCGATGGCACAAGTATTGCCAACGACAGCTTAGGGACTCGTATCATTCGCTCGACGACAGGGTGATATTCTCCGATACGGAGATTACGAAGGAAAGCTACGCTTCCAAACGACTGAGCTATCCGTTGACCGAGTGTCCTACGCCTGCGTACGACGAGCTGATGTCGACTCTATATTCTGACGAAGAGAGAAGGAAGATAGAGTGGGCAATCGGCGCCATAGTCACTGGTGACAGCGTAAGGATTCAGAAGTTCTTAGTGCTGTATGGCGCTGCCGGAACGGGTAAGTCCACGGTGCTCAACATCATCCAGCAATTGTTTGACGGATATTACGCGACGTTTGACAGTGAGGCGCTCGGGTCGAGTTCCAACTCGTTCGCTCTTGAGGCGTTCAAGTCGAATCCGCTCATAGCCATACAGCATGACGGAAACTTGGCTCGCATCGAGACGAACACTCGCATCAACAGCCTTGTGTCCCACGAGGAGATGGCCGTAAACGAGAAGTTTCGCTCCGTCTACACACAGCGGTTTCGAAGCTTTCTGTTCATGGGTACGAACAAGCCGGTTCGAATCACAGATGCGAAGTCTGGATTGATTCGTCGAATCATTGACGTGTCGCCAAGCGGCGAGAAGCTGCCGTTCGAAAGATATTCGAAGGACATGGCAAAGGTTAAGTTCGAGCTCGGCGGAATCGCATGTCATTGTCGCGACGTTTACCTTGAGGATCCGCAGTACTACGACAGCTATATTCCGTTGAGAATGCTCGAGGGGACGAACGACTTCTACAACTTCGTTCTTGACTCGTGGGATATTTTCGACGAGAACGGCGAGACAACGCTGTCTAGCGCATGGAAGCTGTACCAGGTGTACTGCGACGAGGCTAAGGTCGCATATCCTTACCCAAAACGCGTATTCAAGGAGGAACTCAAGAACTACTTCAAGGAGTTCCAACAGCGTGGCGTTACATTCGACGGAGTGCGAGTCCGTAACCTGTACCGGATATTTGCTCCGCCCATGAATGAAGAGGAAGAACCGGCAGAACTTGCCAAGAAACAGTCTTGGCTGGTTCTTGACGGGGACGGACGGATATTTGACGAGGCTTGCTCGGATTGCAAGGCTCAGTACGCCAACGAGCATGGCGTTCCGAATCTGCCATGGGACAAGGCAAAGACAAAGCTCTCGGATATTGATACGAAGAAGCTCCATTACGTGTTGCTTCCGCAAGAGCACATCGTCATCGACTTCGACCTAAGAGGCGATGACGGTGAGAAGGACTTGGCCAAGAACCTGGCAGCGGCAGAGGCTTGGCCACCGACATACGCAGAGGTCAGCAAGTCTGGTAACGGCTTGCATCTGCACTACATATTTGACGGAAACGTAGACGAATTGGCCCGGAGCTATACGGACGGAATAGAGATCAAAGTCTTCTCTGGAAAAAGCTCGCTTAGGCGGATATCCTCTAGGACGAATTCGCTCCCGATTTCGCACATTGGCTCTGGGCTGCCAACGGTTGAGAGAAAGGGGGTAAAGATGGTAGAGGGGCATACGATTCAGAGCGAAAAGGGTCTTAGGACTCTAATCCGAAAGAATCTGGAGAAGCAATACCATCCAGCTACGAAGCCAAGCATTGACTTCATCAAGAAGCTGTTGGATGAGGCATATTCCAGCGGACTTCACTACGACGTGAGCGACATGTCTGATGCGGTATACGTGTTCGCCCTCAATTCCACGAACAATGCGAAGTACTGCCTCGAACAGTTCAGACAGATGAAGTTCCGCTCTGAAGATGCGACGGAAGATATTTCGTTTGACGTCGACAACACGGTAATGTTCTTCGACTGCGAAGTGTACCCGAACTTCTTCTGCATCGTGCTTAAGCAACCTGGCGAAGACGGAAGATATTTGGAGATGATCGACCCATCGCCGGAAAGGGTTGAGAACATCACCAAATTCAAGCTCATTGGATTCAACAACCGCAGGTATGACAATCATATTCTGTGGGGACGAATCATGGGCTACACGAACGAGCAGCTCTACCAGCTCTCCCAAAACATCATCGCCAACAAGAGCAACGGGTTCAACGAGGCACGCAACATCAGCTACACGGATATTTACGACTTCTGCTCGAAGAAGCAAAGCCTCAAGAAGTGGGAGATTGAGCTTGGCATCCATCACATGGAGATGGGCATCCCATGGGACAAGCCAATCACGGAGGAGCAGAAGAAGCTCGTCGTCGAGTATTGCAAGAACGATGTCGCCGCTACCGAAGCAGTGTTCAACGCACGTCAGGCGGATTTTGTCGCGAGGGAGATTCTGGCAAACTTGGCTGGCGGAACTGTCAATGACACGACGAACAGCCTGACAACCAGAATCATATTTGGCAACGAGCGGCATCCGAAGCTCGAGTACGTTGACTTGTCTAAGGAGTTCCCGGGATACGAGTTTGTGCTTGGCGATGACTACAAGATGCACAACATGTATCGCGGAGTAGACCTTGGGTTTGGCGGTTACGTCTACGCCGAGCCGGGAATCTACCACAACGTAGCGCTCCTTGATATTGCCAGCATGCATCCGAACTCGGCAATCAACATGAACTGCTTCGGCGAGTATACGCAACGCTACAAGGATATTCTCGACGCTCGAATCCTAATCAAGCACGGAGATTACGAAAGTGCCAGAAAGCTGTTCGACGGAAAGCTTGCCAGATATTTGACCGACGAGCATCAGGCAAAGGCTTTGTCTGGAGCGTTGAAGATTGCCATCAACTCCGTATACGGCATGACTTCGGCCACGTTCGAGAATCCGTTCAAAGACCCAAGGAACGTCAACAACATCGTCGCCCTTCGGGGCGCTTTGTTTATGAAGACGTTGCAGGACGAAGTCGTGAAGCGCGGATATTCTGTCGCTCACATCAAGACGGACTCGATCAAGATTCCGGACGCAACGGGCGAGATCATCTCGTTCTGCATGGAGTTCGCTCAAAAGTACGGATATTCGTTCGAGCATGAGGCAACGTATGACAAGTTCTGCCTTGTCAACGATGCAGTGTACATCGCGCACGGGTCTCCGTTGAGCGCGACTCATGCGAACGAATGGACTGCAACAGGCAAACAGTTCCAAGTGCCATACGTGTTCAAGACCCTATTCTCTGGCGAGCCAGTGATATTCAGGGACATGTGCGTTACGCAGTCGACCAAGGACTCGCTCTATCTCGACTTCAACGAAGGTCTGCCCGACGTGTCTGTCTACGAACAGATGCTAGATATTTGGGACAAAGACCAGGACAAGCTGACTGGCCGAAAGCGGAAGATGTATGACGAGGCGCACGGATATTTCGGTGACAGAAAGAAGCTTGAGGCAAAGGTTGCCGAAGGTCACAAATACGTCTTCGTTGGACGTGTCGGCGAGTTCGTCCCGGTAAAGCCCGGATGCGGTGGCGCGAATCTGTACCGATACAAGGACGGCAAGTATTACACCGCAACGGGTAGCAAGGGCTATCGATGGAAGGAG